TGGCACGTCAGATCGAGTCATTGTTACTAATTCTAAAACTACGCCTCCAGATTTTCTTAACGCTGGCGAGTTGTTGGTTAAGTTCTGTGCAGAGGAGATGAGAGATGCTGCGAGACAACAAAGGGAAGCCCAAGAGCTTCAAGTCTTTCCGAGAGTTTTTCCTGGCCTATAAGCAGGCTCGAGGGTGGTGATGGATAGAAAAGAGCTGAAGAGAGTGCTTCGAGAATACGCGGTGGAGGCTTTATTTGGTTCTTCCTTACCTTAGTCGTCTCTTTCTGCATAGTTGCAGAGCAGCATTAGCTATGCTATAAGCATTCCCAGTTCAACTAGGAGGGAGTCATGCGTATCGTCTTTGCGTTGCTCATTGTGGGCTTGCTCGCAGCGTGTGCAGGAGATGGCGGAAGTTCGATTATTCAGCCATCATCCCACCCCGGCAAGATCGGTGGTGAGCAGGCTGCCAAGCAGAACAACTTGCAGCCCATCGAATAGAACACAGAGGCACCGCTTCCCCTCATTGGAAGCGAAACTTAGGCCCTAGGGGAAACTCTGGGGCCTTTTCTTTTGGGGAAATTGGATATGAGAAAGTTTTGGCTAGGACTGATGGCTGTCACTTGTTTGGCAGCTGGTGTTGCTGCTTGTGAACGTGACGCTGACGTAGCGTCCCGAAACCTGAGCTATGCTGCTGACCAGTTTCAAATCATGCGCCGCGTGGTGTTCTATAACGGAATCACCGGAGAATACATGCTGACGATTGAGGGACTGTGTTCTCTCGATAATAACAGCACTTCGGTGCAGCTGGCCCTCACCTGTAAGACTGGGCCTGATACTTACAAAAAACACTTCCTTGGGCTGTCTGACAATGTCACCTACTTTGTTGAACAGTTGGAACCTAAGGGTGTTAGTGTCTATCACTATAAAGTTAGCTTTAAGCCTTCCACCATCATCCCCGATATTGACCTTAACTAAAAGCTCTCTAGGAGACTATCTGTCGATATAGATAGATATATACTCTCCGGGGGACACTATATAGTTAAGACTAACTTTCGTCACTTTGTGACATTCCCATTAAAATTTTGTCTGGAGAACCTTCTTACTCTAGGAAGGATAAGAAAATGGAAGTTTATGAGTTCCCTATGTGCTGTGCTGCTACTGTGTTTGCTAATTTTGGCAGCACTCTAGTAGTCCATAATCCGGACGAGAATAAAGAACTCGTCTTTGAGAAGAATGAGATTAGACACTGGTTGAGCAAGCATCTTGCACCTTATGCGATGGCCGGTAATGGCGAGCATTATATTAAGAAAGATGCCTTTGTCTGCATTACCCTCAATGACGAACAACGTTCAAAGTTCGGAGATGTAATAGAAGAATTTGGTTTCAAGGAAGTGGCAAGAGGGACTAATGCAAAATACTTGCACAATCATGTGACGCTATTTGTCAAAATCATCAACTCGGCCCCTCCATTCGTTAAAGCGGGAAGCGCTAATGACCAAATTACTTATTGACACCATCCGGGATGAGCTTCGGCCAGGCGATGGTGTTTTAGTAGAATTGACGTATAACGAGTGGGATTGGGGATATGTCACTATGGTGACTGAGACCGGTTTTATGGTGGAGTTCTGGCCGAAAGATGGACAGAAGTTTCAACAGCTTTGCCCTAGGGACACCGTCTATCCAGATGACTGGAACTTCCCCGACTATAAAGGAGAGGCACCTAAGAATAAGGTGTCTGCTGTTCCTTCTACGGCAGTAGCGATTTATCAGAACGCCAGCAACACCAGCAGTTTTCATCCCACTGAGCTTCCTGATGACGACATGTATGTCTTTGTCTATGGCACTCTGAAGAAGGGCGGTCGATTGAACAAGGCGTTGGCAGAATGCCAATTTATTCAGAAGGACATTACAGCTGACAAGAAGTTCAACATGTTCAGCTGCGCGGACAGGTTCCCTGCTGTGTCCACTTGGAAGGGTAAATACCATATTGCTGGAGAGATTTACAAGATCACTCCGGAAGTTCTGAAGCGCTTGGATGCGCTTGAGGGTGTTCCTCATCTCTACAGGCGTGACACCGTTTGGACTAAGGGGTTTGACAAGCTCTGCTACATCTACATGTCCAGCCTCAAACTAGAGAACGTATACGAAAACGAATACGGCTCCAAGATTTTCCTTGACGAAGAGAACCATGCACAATTCTGGGTGAACTAGATGGTCACTTGGCAGACTAGCAAAGAGTGGTGGGGCAAATCCGCTGTTGCCTACCATAAGGATATGAAGGCTTCTATTCAGGAGATGGATGGCAAGTGCTTCTGGTATATCCGAGAAGATGAGGAAGTTGTAGCTAGAGGCGTCATTCAGAACACGCTAGAAGCAGCAATGGACTACGTTGCTGGCAAGCTCTCGTGGCTTTCTTGGAAACACAATTTACGGAGACTCATTCATGGACCTTCCGCAGCTTAAGAAGCTCCCCACTTTTCATCGCCATGTGCAGCATCCCAATAAGATGGGTCCGTGGGATAATAACTTCAAATACGACTGTTACGAATCTACTCATAAGGGTAAGAAGCGTATCAGTAAGAAGGAACTGATGCAGCGCACGGAAGAGGCGTTGGCCTGGCTGCGCTCCAACGCTGGCTATAGTCCCTTCGGTTTCGTGTTCACTGACGGAACTTACGACTGCTACCCCAGCAATGAATGTCTGGGGCTTATCAATTGCACAGAACGTATCTGCCGTGACAAGCCGGTTGCATATTTCATCACAGCTGTGGGCAATCATAAAAGCACCGATGCTGCCTATATTAGAGGTGTTGATTGGCTGATTAATCGCAGCCCGTATGCCAAGGTGTTCGTCACCAAAGACGCCAAGAGTGCCATTGATAACGGCGTCATCATGAACACTGAGCACAACGTGGCCCTTAATGTTGCGTCTGCTGCGATCTACCGTAACATGTATGGCATTGCCAAGAACATGTCTTGCTGGTGGGACCATATCCCCGAGGATATCGCCTTCCTCTTTGCACATTATTTTCATCCTATTAGTGAGACTGCTGTTCGCTTCTCCGACGAATACGATTGGAGCAGCACGCTTGGTAAGAACATCGGTGTGGATGGCATCAAGCGTTTCGTTACTAGGGACTGCTCGCTTCATGACACCACGCCTATGAGGGATAAACCCTATCGTTATGGTGACTTTATGCATCTCTGGCGCACTACTGATAGCAAGGTGCGAAAGCCATTCAAGCCTAAGACTTCTACACTAAAAGTCACTCACGAAGGCTGGGGAGGGAAGCAGTATACCTACACATATGAAAATGCCATCGATCTAACTGACATGAAGAAAGCGTGTGACAGCTTGATGGAGCAGATTGGATATCCGTATGCCAGCTAAAAAAGTATTCATCATCAATAGCGACGAAGCTACTGATAAGATGTTCCTGAGCATGAAGTGGGAGATAGTGAGCAACCCTACTCAGGCAGACATATTCCAGTTCACTGGCAGTGGTAACAGCGATGTTGATCCTGCGCTTTATAATGAGCTGCAACATAAAGCCACTTTCACCGATCCTGGTAGAGACAAGCAGGAAGCCATCTATTACAAGATTGCTAAGCAGCGTGGCATCCCAATGGCTGGCATCTGCCGGGGTGCTCAGTTCCTTTGCGTCATGAATGGCGGTTGGTGTTGGCAGCATGTCAACAACCACGACAACAAAGAGCACTACGTCACTGACTGGGATACAGGGGAGATCTACCTAGCCAACTCAGTGCATCATCAGATGATGCGGCTCCCTCGCAACAGGGCCACCATCCTTGCTACAGCTGGTGAAGCCACTTGGAAGGAATGGGTGAATAGCAGGGGTAATGAATGCACATTTACCTGCAATCCCAAGCATGTGGCCGATCCGGAGGTTGTCTTATTTAAGGACACCAAATGTCTGTGTGTGCAGTATCATCCTGAATATTCAGGCTGGAGTGCCTTAGTGTCTCGGTATTTTAACCTGATTGAGCAACATCTATTCTCTAAGGAAGAATCATGTGCGGCATAGTCGGAGTGCTGGGTAAGATTGGAAAGTCTAGGCTCAGCATGTTTGAGGATATGCTGACGATGGATGCAGTGCGGGGGAATGATAGCACTGGAGTGGCTGTCATTAATAAAGAAGATGTTTGGTGGGGCAAGGATGTTGTGCTGCCCAACGGCATCTTTGATTGGCAGGACTACAAGGATGCCAAGAAGGCCAAGCCCTTTTGCCTGATCGGACACAACAGAGCTGCTACTCGTGGCGCTATTAAGTCCGATAATGCTCATCCGTTTCAGCACGGACACATTACTCTTGTCCATAACGGCACGTTAGATGCAGCTTGGCGTCTTCCTAATTACTGGAAGTTTGGCACGGATAGTGAAGCTATCGCCTATGCTATTAGCCAACACGGGATTGAGACGGTGTGGCCTGTCATTGACGGTGCTGCTACCTTGGTATTCTGGGATGACAAAGAGAAATCCCTGAATGTCATCAGTAACAATAAGAGACCGTTCTTTATGCAGCCATTCCCCGGTTCAACCGGGATTGTGTGGTCTTCTGAGAGATGGACCTTGCTCACCGCCGCTGCAAGGACAGGAGTGGTGCTGGATAAAACAGAAGAAATATTCACCACTAAGTCAGATGTCTTATATACCTTTCTGTATGATCCCGATACAGACAAACTAAAGTATCGGGAGAAGAAGCTGGAGCCTTATAAGGTAGGTAATAGTATCCCTGGATATCAGGCTCATGTTCCTGCATCTTATAAAAAAAAGAAAAAGAAAAGGGCGAAAAGTGCTACTGCGGATATTATACCGTTCAAGAGTGCGAGAGCATCTGCGGAGGTGTTTGGTAGTGCAGAGTGTTTTGCTGAGTGGCAGCAGCGTCAGCTAGATAAGGTGCAACCTAAGGACAACGGGACGGACGCGGACTTAGACACCCGCGCTGTGCCCTTTCGCGGTCCATACAAACAAACCGAGAAACCTACTCGAACGGCTGAAGAGTTTTTTCGGCTATTTGATTTGACAGAACTAAACCCTAAGAGCTGCACTCCAGAGTGGTTTATGGCTGCCTATCCCAATTGCTTTGGCTGTGACGGTAGCATGGACTATTCAGATTATTTCACTGCAAAGATTATGAGTTCTACTGCTGCTCTATGCAGCGATTGCCAGTGCGATATTTGGGTTACATCCGGTATCGACCCTAATAACATCCGACAACACTGAGGTAAGTATGACTCCTGAGCTACTAATCGGAGCGGACCCTGAGCTGTTCCTCCGAGAGAAAGGTCTATTGGTTTCTGCGCATACTCTTTTGCCAGGCAGTAAGCAGTATCCGCATGAAGTTCCGTTGGGTGCAGTGCAGGTGGATGGAACTGCTGCCGAGTTCAACATTACTCCAGCTGCTTGCGAGGACGAATTTGTCCTGCATATTAGTCAAGTGTTGGGCACACTTCAAGAGATGCTTAAGCCGGGGGTAGAATTGGACATCTCCCCTGTGGCTGAGTATCCAGAAGAATATATGTCGTCGCTGCCCGGCTATGTAAAGAAGCTGGGCTGTGATCCTGACTTCAATGCATACACCAAGGATGCCAATCCAAAGCCGAATGAACACCCAACTATGAGAACTGCCGCTGGTCACATTCATGTTGGCTGGGGTAAAGACCTTGACACTCGGGATTGGAAGCACTTTGAAGCGTGCTGTGTTCTCGCCAAGCAAATGGACTTCTGGGTAGGTCTGCCTAGCACCATTCTTGATCCAGACACCAAGCGCAAGCAGATGTATGGAAAGGCAGGAGCCTTCCGTCCTAAGCGCTACGGTATGGAGTATCGAGTAGCCTCTAACTGGTGGCTGAAGGATAGCGGCACCATGAGGCTGGTCTATTCAAATACCAAGTGGGCTTTCAACACACTGAATGACGGCATCATGCTGTGCCAAGAGCATGGAGATGTAGCCCGAGACATCATTAATAATAATCAAGTAGACGAAGCTAAGAAGCTTTGTGACAAGCTGGATATCCCTTATTGGCCTTTGGTTTAAACATGCGAAACAAGAAGTGGTATAATGCTGGACACGCAGAGAACTATCTGAGCGGTAGTGTCATCCGGATAGATAATGTCCCTTGTTATGTTTGCAGTGTTGGCGAATCTAAGATGGAGTATTACCCGATTACCGAGAAGAACAATCATCGGGTTATTGATCTAGACCATCCTGCTATTGATCTAAATCCCATGCCTCTGGGGTTTCTCTCTCTTAGAGAGACTGATAATTTCCACTCTTCCTCCTATCTTAAGCGTGGTCCGTATCGCCAATGGAAGGTAGGGACAACTGCTCGTAACACCATCTCTGCCAATCCTTTCAAGCACGCGATTAAAAGCAGCCCTATGATGCAATACATCCTGCGTAGTCAGGAGTTCTGCGATACGGTGGCTGGGAAGTATATCGATCCTGAGCAGGCCCATGCTTTGAGCGCTAAGAACGAGCAGGGAGCGTTTGCTTTCAGCAGGCGCTTTGCCGTGTTTAAAGACTTTCTCCTATATAAAGACCTGCAAGAGCCTGTCGGAACTGTGAGTAAGGACGGCACTGTCTTGCTACATGAGGACTTCACTTATTTGACCGATATGTTGAATGAGGATTTAGATGCGTGCGGTCACCATTAAAGACCATTATGAGTTGACTCCAGTAGATGGGGAGATTGGACTAGAGATTGAGATGGAGGGGGGAGTCTCATATCCGGACGGAAGCAAGCCGGTGTCAGATTACTGGGTGGGAAAAGCCGATCCCTCCATGCAAGGTCCTGGTGTAGAGTATGTTCTAAAACAACCAATTCCTAGGACAGAAGTAAGGCCCGCGCTACTAGCCCTTAAGGGGTTCTGGAAAACTACCAAAGCTAAGCTTACTCCTACTGACAGAGATGGGGTGCACATCCATTTTAACTGTCAGAACCTAATGCAAGAACAAGTGATGACCTTTATCCTCATGCTTGTGTTGCTGGAGGATGTGCTGGTCCGATGGTGCGGTGAGAGCAGGGAGGGAAACATCTTCTGTCTCCGCTCCCGAGATGCTGAAGAATTTCTGAGCAGGCTTAGGGACATCTTGATTAAAAAGACCTTTAGCGGTCTGGACTACGAAGTATTGAAGTATGCCGCCATCAACATTGCTCCGCTCTGCTCGTATGGTTCTGTAGAGATACGCTGCATGGAAACACCTAAGGATATTATGCGAGTAGAAACCTGGGTGCGTATCCTGTGCTGTGTCTATGACGCTGCTCTTAAACTCCAGAGCGTGAGGGATGTAGCTGACCAGCTAGCCTTCTCTCGGGGGGAAGAACTAATCTGGCAAATCTTTGGAGATTTGGCCCCTGAATTGCTGGAGCCTGCTGGTGGTGAACTCGATCTGATGCTGATGGAAGGTCGCAGGCGGGTTAAGGAGGTGGTTTATTCCAGCTACATCTATAAAGAGCGCAAGAAGAATAAGACACTTATTGCTCCGCCCCCTCCGGCCAGGAAGAAAATTAGTAAGTCAGAGGCGCTAGCGGCTTATGGTGGAGGTCTGGTTGCTGGATCAGAAGTATCCCTTTCTTCCGTGGGTAACTACTTTAGTGAGCTGAACGATACAGAAGTAGTAGAAGTTTCTCCTGACTATGCAGTTGCACCAGGGCACCCGTCATTGGGAGATGTTACCCCTAACATGGATTGGTCTGGTTATGTGCAGATAGCTACTCCTCCTGGGACCACGGTGAAGCTGCTTCAAAGCCAGTGGCATTTTGTGGCAATTTCTAATACCGGGAAATATTGGGTTTATAGTCAGAAGCCCGATTCGCTCAATATTGTAGAGCAGTTTGGTCAACATGCTTTCGCATAAGGACACTCTAATGAAGGCTTATCTGTTCCGTCCTGAAGATATGGGCAAGAAGAGTTGCGAGGGCATCGCTAAGTATTCCAAGACCGGAATCTTTGTGGTGCAGAGCCAGCACGACAGGCATCCTGAAGAACCTCATCTGTGTATCCGATATGGCTGCCGATCGAGAGTGCCTCAGGGAAGGAATGTTCTGAATAAGCTGGGTAACATGGACAGCACTATGAACAAGGGGGGGTTCAGGAAGAAACTACAGGAGCATGGTCTGTGCCCTCCCAGCTGGGGTAGTAATTGGGGGGCCGCTCCAGAGTTTCCTTGTGTGGTGCGACCAGGCTTCCATGCCAAGTCCCAGCACTTCTATCTGTGCCACAGCCTAGAGGATATTGCTGGCGCTGCTCGGTATTGTGGGGATGACTTCTATTGCAGTAAGTTCATCGATAAGAAGGCTGAGTATCGCATCAATGTCCTTCAGGGCCGAGTTCTTTGTGTCATTGAGAAGAGCGCCAAGGATCAGACAGACATCACCTTCTCTCGGGGAGCTACGGAAATCCTGTATTGGTCGGAATGGCCTATTGCGGGTGTGTCTAAAGCCATTAAAGCTGTAGCTGTTAGCGGACTGGACTTTGCTGGTGTGGACGTAATCGAGGGTAAGGACGGGGAGTGCTACGTTCTAGAGCTTAATACCTGTCCCTATTTGGAAGGTTCCTATCAGCAACAGTGCTTTGCCAGAGGTTTTGATTGGGTGGTGGAGAAGGGTAGGGATCACTTCTCTGTCCAGCATACAGAGAGTTGGAAGAATTATATTCATCCGTGTATGTCAGAACTAGCTAGGGTGTGATGGAGGTTGTTGTATCTTTTAAGGACGGTGAGAAAGCGATCCATCGTGCCGTCTTATATACTCAGTATGGAAATTCCTTCTACTCTGTAGTGACCGTAAATAAGACCTATCGCTATAACACCGATACGATTAGTTGGGTTTCGGAAAACAAAATGTGACACGATAAAAATAAAAAATTTCTAAGTCACAGTCCCCTACAATTTAATCTTTAGTCTTATATAGGAGAAGTCTCTATGATTAGAGCGCTGCTGTTGATTGCTGCTGCCTTGGGTTTAATGTGGTGGCTGGGGAGTGTTGCTAAGGCAGAAGAATTGCCGCCTGCTATGCACTCTAAACCGTTTCCATTGCCGTGCTTTACGTCCGACATAAGCAAAGAACTGGAGACATACGAAATAGTATTCGAGGGAGTATTGCAAGGGATGACTTTGTATTCCCTATATGTCCGGGATGATGGCAAGTTCATTATGACTATGCGGACCACCATATTCCCCGATGTTTGCGTTGTGGCCGCTGGTGACCAACACAATCTAATTGGCATTGTTGCTCCAAATACTGAACCCGAACAACCGGAGAGTGGCTCATGATCGGAAGGTTTATCGTTCTCAACACTATCGGAGCGGGCCTGCTGGTAGCTGCTTATTTTCTAGGCATCCTCCCGCAACTACTATCAGTGGACAAGTGGTTCGCCATGCCAGGTATGGGTGTTGTAACGCTCGTAGGGCTGGTGCTGGTGGCTCGTAAGCGCCTTGATGACGCCGAGTGGCTCCACAATCACATGCCCCTCCTTGGCCTTCTATTGACCGTTCTGGGCACTGTTGTGGGAGCCATTCATTTTCGCACTACGGGGGACTACAAGGCATTCCAGATGGATGTCATTACGGCCATGCTGGGAACTCTCTCGGGGATGCTCAGCTATCTCTGGCTCAATCTTAACTTAAAGGTGCTGAGATGATGAGTGTCTGGGTTTTAGTTGGTTTACTAGTTATTGCCGTTTTTCTTTTAGTCGCGTTGCCGCTTTATCTAGGATTGAGAAAATGAAACTCTGGTCCCCACAGGCCATTGCTACAATCGACATGCTCTATTGCCTAGTGGCTGGGCTAATTGTGCTGATGGCGGAGCCCTCTCCTAAGATTGCCGCCGCAGACAAGCCCATCTGTCAGCTGGCTGTGGATGTTAGCTGGCCCAATGGAACTCCGGTGGATGTAGACCTGTGGGTGAGGGCACCTAGTGACAAACCTGTTGGGTATTCCGCCAAGGATGGGGCTGTCTTTAATCTGGTGAGGGATGATCTTGGGACTATTTACACGGCTGACGAAAGCAACTCTGAGAGAGCTTGTGCTCGCTTCCTTGCTGATGGCGAGTGGGTTGTTAATCTGCATCTATACAATTCCGGGATTGATCCCCCTATTCCGGTGGATATTACCGTTTCCCTTGTTGATCCATCGGCAGCTACCATGACCCCTATCTTAGAACGTCATGTAGTCCTCCAGAAGAAGGGGCAGGAACTTACTGTAATAAGGTGGAAGATGAAGGACGGGAGAGTAGTGTCCGGTAGTGAACACGATATCCCTGTGCCATTGCGGCATGGGAGTAATAATCCAGGAGTGCACCCATGACCACGCAAGAGGATGCCTTGCTGCCGTGCCATAGGAGGATGAGATGAAACACGCTGTTCACCGCACCAGTCCGAAGGGGCCTGGCCAGAAGTTCATCGGCCGATGTGTCAACTGCGGGATGCAGAACCTACCAGCATCGGCGGCGCTTGAGGACTGTCCGAACTTGCGCGGCGTCACTCAGGATGAGGCGCTGATCGAGGCTATCACCGGAGAGACCCATGAGTGATGGGCTTCTGGCGTGTCCCTGCTGCGGAGAGCCTGATTGTTTCACAGATATGGCTGAAGCTGTTGCCGCATGGAATAGTCGCGTCACCCCGCCAGTCGGACAGGCGGCGGATGTGGAGCGGCTACCGGAATGGCAGCGCGATTTTGTCCGAAGACTGCAGAATATTTCGGACGCTGGATTGAAGATAACGCAGTCCGAGGCTCGCATGCTGCTGGCGATTATGCAGTCTGCCCTCGCCCCCACACCCCAGGCTCCCGCATCGCAGGAGGTGGAAAAGATGGTGACGGCGCTTGAGCACATTTACAAAAACCACTGTGCCAGTAGGTGTCTCATAGAAGCCGCCACGATGCTGCGCCGCCTCGATGCGGAGCGTGGTGAGTTGTTGGCGGAATGCCAAGCTGTGGGAGCACATAACATGGAGCAGGCCATAACCATAGCTAACCTCACCGCCCAGCTGCGGGCCGCGTCTCAGGCTGACGTGCGGAGCGCGCTGGAACCGTTGCTTACGCAGGTCGAAGAAGAAGAGAATCGTGTTTGGGCGCGGCGCTATGATGAACCACAGGACGCAGAAACGCTATTCGTCAAACTTACATGGGAACAGGTTAATACGATCAAAGCCGCCCTATCCACCCTCCCAACAGCCGCAGCCGTGGAGAAGAAGTCGTGACCCTTTCCATCCTCGCCTTCATACTTGCTGTAGTTCTTCTCGGTATTCACACCTTTGTTGTTCTCCCTACCCATGGATGGAGGAAATATGCTGGTTCTATCGGCTTCAGTATTGTTTGCCTCTCTGCTCTATTTGGTTTTTCACAAACACTTGGGAGCTGTCTCCCTGAATTTGCAGCCAAAGGCACTAAGATGGATGTGCTGGCTATTCTTTATGATCAACCTAATCATATTTATCTATGGGGTATTGATGGGAATAGTCCAAAGTGTGTAGCTCTCCCTTGGAATGAAGAGCAGGCTATCCAGATCAGAGGCCATGAAGGGGACGGGGAGCAACTAGAATATGTCTGGGGAGATGGCCCAGAGAGTGAAGGGGCGGTGCATCCCAAGCCGCAGGAAGCTTTGCCACCGAAGGATATGCAATGAATCGATTACCAGAAGAGCCTACTAAGAGGATGATCTTGGCAGGAGAAACAGAGTTAGAGAACTGTATGGATACAGACTACGACTCCTGTGAGGATGGGGGTTGTTATCAATATACTACTGTGCACAGCGATGCGCCAGCTAAGATATGGCGAGCAATGGTGAAGGCTTGGCAGGAAGAGTGTGACGAATGAGAAACCCAAACCCAGTAATCAACAAGCGCACTCCCAACGGTAGGACCCTCTCGCACCTTACCAAGATTGACGAGAAGAATGACCGTTACGAATACTACCACGCCACTAAAGGGTGGCGGTCTAGGCGTGCAATGGGTAAGGACGACTACCAGCTGAGGGAAGAACAAAATGTCACCAAAGATACTAAGTCCTCTGAGGGACCCTCGCCCACACCGTAAAGACTGGCGCTGGCAGTATTGCCGGTTAGGCGTAATGAACGACTATGAACCAAAGAACTCCATCCCAGATATTATTGATAGGGTGTGGAGTGATCGTAAGGAAGAAGAAAGGTGGAGGAATCAAAAGCGTGCTTTCGAATGGAAAGAGCGCTTGAGATGGATTTAGAAAATTCTCCTACACGATTTGATTATTGGATTACTCGTATATGTGTCCCGCTGATTATTCTATCAGCACTACTTGAAATTTTTATTTAAGGAACTATATTGGGAAGTTGCGTGGAGAAGTTGCCGCATAAGACGGCGACTTGCGATAGCAGCGATGCGCTGCAAGTGTTTGTAGAGGACGGGAAGTATACTGGTTATTGTTTTAGTTGCCACACCTACGTGCCCGATCCTTATGGGGGCAATCCCCCCAAATCTCTCCCCCCTAAGATCACTAAGACGCCAGAGCAGATTGAGGCAGAGCTTCAAGAAATCGATGAGCTAGTTGCTGTTGATCTTCCTGACCGTGTTCTCCGTAAAGAAACCCTAGACTATTTCGGTATTAAGGTAGCTGTCTCAGAAGAGGACGGTAAGACACCTACTGCCCACTTCTATCCCTACACCAAGCAGGGTAAGAGGGTGGGATATAAGGGCCGAGTAGTGGAGACAAAACAGTTCTTCGCTGTTGGCAACACTAAGGGCGACGTGGACCTGTTCGGTTGGCAGCAGGCTATTGCCTCTGGAGCAAAACGACTCATCATCACAGAAGGAGAGTTGGATGCCCCGTCAGTCTTCCAAGCCCTCAAAGACAAGAATCGAAATACTCAATATGCTGATCGTAACCCAGCCGTTGTGTCACTCATCAATGGTAGCGGGAGTGCAGGCAAGGCTCTTGCAGATAAAGCAGCAGAAATCAGGGCGCACTTTGAAGAAGTAATTCTCGCCTTCGATATGGACAAGCCAGGTAAGGAAGCTACCACAGCTGCCCTGCTGTCTTATCCCACAGCCAAGTCTGTTGTCCTTCCTGATCATGACCCTAACAAGTGTTTGCAAGAGGGCAAGGCATTGGCTCTGGCTAATGCTGTATTGTTCCGAGCAGACGCTCCGAAGAACACTAGGCTGGTCTGGGGGCCTACACTTTACGCCGAGGCTAAGAAGCCTGCTGAATGGGGCCTGTCATATCCTTGGCCTACTCTCACTAGGCTCACCCGAGGGATGCGTTACGGAGAAACGCACTATTGGGGCGCTGGTGTGAAGATGGGGAAGTCCACACTAGTGGACGAATTGGCTGCCCACTTCATGATGGAGCATGGACTGCGAGTGTTCCTCGCTAAGCCCGAAGAAGCCAACCCCAAGACAGTCAAGAAGATACTCGGCACTGTCGCTAGCCGGGTGTTCCATGATCCTACTGTAGAGTTTGACCATGAGGCATACGATGAAGCAGCCAAGAAGGTTGGAGACAAGCTGTGTATGCTGTCTCTCTATCAGCAACTTGATTGGCAGATACTCAGACAAGATATCGTCGCAGCAGTCAATGCCGGATGCAAAGTTGTCTTTATTGATCCCATTACCAACCTCACGAATGGCATCTCAGCAGGAGAGGCAAATACGGAATTGCAAGGTATTGCTCAGGACTTGTCCGCGCTGTCTATGGACCTTAACTTTGCCGCGCATATCTTCTGCCACTTGAAGGCCCCTACCTCTGGCGACCCTCATGAGCGTGGAGGGGAAGTGCTTTCCAATCAGTTTGCTGGCAGCCGTGCCATGATGCGCTCATGCAATTACATGATTGGCATGGAAGGCAACAAGCATCCTAACTTGACCGAGGAAGAGCGCAACTGTCGTGACCTTGTCATTCTGGAGGATAGAGAATTTGGGGCTAGTGGCAAGGTGCCTCTCTATTATAACCCAAAGACTGGAAGATTGTTAGAACGACCGGAGGGATAGAATGGATTGGTATGAGAATCGTGATGAACTAAGTCCCGATCAGGTCTTTCTCACACAGAACGGCAGCCTTGTAAAATTAGATCGCCCTGTGCCGGGAGACTCCACTAAATGGTATGTCGCCGACTGGTGGAATGGTAGTTGGGCTTATATGGACAGCACAATTGAACCCGGAGACTTAAAGGAGATGCTATGAAGCTAGCCCACTATCAATGCTGCCAGTGCTTTCATGAATTTACTGGACCGCCTGGCCCCATCACTTGTCCCAATTGTAATTTCATTTATGTGAAGTGGACTAATTATGACACTGACTTTGGTCGTGGACAATCACGCGACACAAGCCCAGACGTATCAGACAATCGAGAAACACTACAGGGCAAACTCGGAGAACTTGGTGAGCAAATACAGCAAGTTCTTAAACTCGAAGGAACGGGCTGAGGATGTTGTGCAGGAGGCATATACAGCCGCTCTGCACTACTGGCCAGCTGCGCCTAGCAATCCTACAGAGTTTTCCAAGTGGTTCGCTACCATCCTAGGTAATTGCCTGAAGGCCAATCATAGGGATGAGATTACCAAGGGCACTACCAATCGTGAAGAGAACGACAGCACTGAAGAGGGGATGGAGGGAGCAGCTATTCCTTCTATCATTTTTAAGCAGGTTGTCTCTCGAATGAATTCCAAGTCAGAGGGACCTGCTCGCATCCTTCATCTTGCGCTAGTCCAGCAAGACCGTCCAGCAGAGATTGCAGCGGTCACAGGGCAGAGCGAGGAAGCAATCAGGCAGACGGTGAGCAGATTCCGGAAAGAGATCAGAGAGGAATTTGGGTGGGAGATATGAAGATAGATGTAATGCCAGGAGCCGAGGCTTTCATTTCTACTATGGATGCTCTACGTCCTGAGCCAGAACCTAATTGGCGCAGTATGTATGAGCAATTGCGCCAAGCCGCCGAAAAGGTTTTCGATGCAAAGGGCAGGTATCATACGCAATTAGCTATGTGCGAACTTGGGGAACTTATTGGAAAAAAGGTAACACGTCCGTAATGGTTAAACTTATTGAACCTCTCGACCTTATGCTTAAGGACATCCTGCCGTATTGCCAGCAGTTTATCCAGAGCAAGCTTCAGACTCCAGTTGATATCATTTTCATTACGAAGGTGGGAGATCAGGTGCAGATGCGAGACACCTTCACGAAGGACTCCGTCGATATGCAGATTATGATGTTGGATGGCATTCTCGCTTCGCTTAGGGCTAAGAAGATTGTGGTGAACTGATGAAGCGCTACATGGTCCTAGCTGGAGAAAGCTATTATCCAAGTGGTTTCGATGACTACTTAGGTATGTATGTCACTCTAGAAGAAGCTCACGAAGCAGGTAAGACGGCTGTAACGAAGAAGGGTTGGTTTGTAGAAGAAGAGAAGGTGGTATATCCTGTTAAAGATAGCTACGTTTGACACAGAAACAGACGGGCTATTAGAAGAAGCTACAGTAGTTCATTGTATAGTAATTCTGGACCACTCTGGTAAGAAGATATACACCTACCGTCCAGATGAAATTGAGAATGCTATTGTTCATCTGAGCTCGTTTGATGTCCTGATTGGACACAATTCCATCGGGTATGACTTTCCTCTCTTGCGTAAGCTGTATGGCTGGGAATTTACAGGTGAGAAGATCGATACGCTTCTCATGTCCCGTATGCAGCGACCCGAACGCAAACTCCCCCCTATGTGTCCCAAGTTCGATGCTCATGGAAAGCCCACTGGTCCACACAGTGTGCTGGCATGGAGCTACCGACTTGGAGGTAACCTGAAGCTAGATCACGAGGACTGGTCTCAATTTAGCGAGGACATGTTAGCTCGCTGTGTGCGTGACTGTGAACTTCAATACGATATTTACGAGGCCCTTCTAGAAGAAGGGAAGGATGAGGGCTGGGAACGTGCTCACAAACTCAATCATAAGCTCTTCCACTATCTCCAGATGCAGGAGGAATATGGTTGGCTTATTGACAAGAAATGGTTCGAGTTCTGCATCAGGGTGCTGGATAGATACATTGCCCTCATTGACAAGAGGGTGGTCCCGCAGCTGCCGTTGGTGACGGAGATTCTAGAGACTAAAAAGGACGGCGAATATGGATACATCCGAAAGCCATTCAAAAAGGATGGCAGTTATTCGGAAGCTGCTAAGGAATTTCTCGGAGAGCGAGTTACGGATTGTGCTGGGCCTTTCTCTCGAATGGAGTTTCGCCCGACCGATATTAACTCAAATTCGGAAACAAAAGATTTCCTATTAGCCCAAGGCTGGGAGCCTGCTGAATGGAACACCAATAACGAAGGCAAGCGCACTTCTCCTAAGCTCTCTAAGGATGATCCCTTTGAGGGTATTGAGGGTGAGCTAGGCCGGGCTGTTGCTAGACGTGTCCAAGCCAGACATCGCAAGAGCCAGATTACAGGCTGGCTAGAGGGCATTAGACCCGATGGCAGGTTGACACCTGAAGTGGGTGGAGTGGCCACCACAGGCCGTCTAAAGCACAAGAACATTGTGAATGTCCCGAACACTGACAGCTTCTTCGGAAAGCAGATGCGTAAGGGATTTATCTGTAAGCCTGGCTGGGTGCTGGTTGGCACGGACAGCAAGGGCAATCAGATGCGTCAGCTGATTGGTAGGTTGAAGGCATTGGATGGAGTAGGGGACACAGCACTAGAACAAGCTGAGTTGAATGGAAAGAAGGAACTTGGAACCGACACCCATACGCTTAACCAGAAGCGAAGCGGAGTGGCTACTAGAACTCTTGCTAAGAACTTCTTCTATGGATGTATCCTCTTTGGAGCAGGTGATAAGAAAACTGCTAAAATCCTTGGGAGCAACATTGAGCGAGCCCGAGAAAAGAAAGCTGAGTTCTTCAATGAAATGCCGCTCCTTCGACGTTTGCTAGATACGGAGATAGAGAAGTGGAGAAACACTGCTAACAAGTGGTGGGATAAGCGCCGACAGAAATGGAATTACGAGAATGGCTATATCACTGGTCTGGATGGCCGCCCCATCCTTGTCCAATACGAGAAGGACATCCTCGTTTATTACTTGCAGTCCGATGAAGCTATTCAAATGGCCGCTGCCTATTGTGTTCTTCATAAGTGGTTGGAGCGGGCTGGTTATAAATGGAAAGAGGATTACGGTTTTGTCATTTGGATGCATGACGAATATGTCATCGAATGCAGAGAGGAAATAGCAGAGCATGTCGCAGAACTATCTCGCAGGGCTATTGCGTGGGCTGGGGAGTATTTTCGGATACAGTGCCCGCACGAAGGAGCGAGCAAGATCGGGAAGAACTGGAAAGAAGTGCACTAAGCATAGTCCCTATATTTGTATAGATCGACAGCTTAGGTGCTTTGATTGCAAGTCTATTTATACGTCTGGGGTGTGGGTGGACGACCAAACCTATTAATAGAATTTAAGCGAGACCGTCACAATACCCCTCAATTTAGTCTTATACTATATGTAAGGAGAACATGCATGTGTCTTACTGACATGCAAGGAACGTTTGTTGCCATCTTGGACAACATGTCCGGCAGAGCCACTAACAAGGCCATGAAGCAGGAACTTGGCTGGGAAGAGGGCCAATATCTACAGGTGCGCTCTGAGCTAGTTAAAGCCGGTGTCATCCAGCTGGGCCGTTGCCGGGGTGGCATGGTGATGTTTAAGGAACCAGATGAACAATCCGATTACCCGGCTATGGGAGCAGCGAGCACTGTTGCCGATCCCTTCCCCAAATTCTAGCGAATTAGAGTTGCTAGATTTCCTCGATGGGATGCTAGATGGCTACCATCATATTATGAACCAAGAACTAGGAGCGATAGACGATAAAAATGTTTAAGACTAAAACTGCTGACCAGATTATGTCTGGCTTTACTAAGGTGTTTAAGGAGCTTGAGCAAGCTGCTGTGAAGGCTCAGGCTGAGGCTGATCGTGAGGAAGCTGAGGCCGCGGCTGCTCGCCAGCGTGCTGAGGCTGCTAAGGACGAAGTGGCTAAGGCTACTAAGTTCAAGGCTAAGCTGGAAGCGCTGTTTGCCTAATGACTGATTACGAATACAAACACATTATGCTGCTTGAGCGTATTGCTAACGCTCTCGAAGAACAAAACCGATATACTGCCGATTTTGAAGAGCGTTCTAAAGCTCGACATGAGGCAGAAATGAAATATCTTAAGGAGAATACTGTTGGCGCTTAATGCCAGTAAGCTACCGAGTAAGCGTAAAGAAATCCCTGTTCTCCCCATCGCGACTTATCCAACCTACTTGGTTCAAGTCATCGATATGGGCCTTCATCCGAACATCTATAAGGGTGAGGATAAGGGACCCGCTCGTAAGATTAGGCTCACTTATGAGTTTGCAGATGAGTTCTTGAAGGACGATGATGGTCAGGACATGCCTGACAAGCCTCGCTGGCTTAGTGAGGAAATCAATCTGTTCCCTCTCAAGAGCGAGCGTGCAATCAGCACTATCCGTTACAAGACCCTAGACCCTAACTTGGTGCATGGCGGTGACTTTGTTGCCTGCCTTGGCACCCCTGTATTGCTGTCTGTGGGGCATCGTAAGGGTGGTGGCAAGTGGGAAGGCCGAGTGTTTGAAGAAGTGCTGGGCATCAGCGGTGTCCGTCCAAAGGATGCGGCTAAGATGACTGGTCCGGTGAATAAGCCGGTGTTCTTCGACTTGGACGATCCCGACTTGGAAGTGTTTAAGACGTTGCCCAGCTTTGTCCAGGACACTATTAAGAAGAACCTGGAATACACTGGCAGCAAGTTGGAAGCTCTGCTCAAGACTGTGGACACTACGACTCCTGCGAAGCAGCAGACTAATAGTGCTCCCACGGCTGAAGAGCTAGACGACGAGAATCCGTATTAGGGTTCTGGTAGCCTGTGAATTTAGTGGCCGAGTAAGACAGGCATTTAGGGACAGGGGTCATGACGCTTGGAGTTGTGACCTGCTCCCTGCGGAGGACGGTAGTCCGTATCATATTCTAGAAGATGTTTATTATCATCTAGAGAGGGGGTGGGACCTGATGATTGCTCATCCTCCCTGCACCCATCTAGCTAGCTCTGGTGCTAGGTGGTGGCCTAACAAAGAGTTAGAACAACAAGAAGCAATTCTCTTTGTTAAGATGCTAGCGATTGCACCTATTCCCCGCATCGCTATAGAAAATCCCATCGGTAAATTATCTAAAGCATGGCGTAAACCTGACCAGATTATCCAGCCGTGGATGTTTGGACATGGCGAGACTAAGGCCACTTGTCTGTGGCTTAAGAACCTTCCTCTATTGCAGCCCACCAACATCGTAGATGGCAGAGAGCCAAAGGTGCATTGGATGAGCCCTAGCAAGGATCGATGGAAGGAACGAAGCAGAACCTATCAAGGCATAGCAGATGCTATGGCAGAACAGTGGGGGACTATTGACACTAGTAATTAATTTATTCGCTGGCCCCGGCGCTGGCAAATCTACTACCCGAGCCGGTGTATTTCATAAGCTCAAACTTGAGGGATATAATGTTGAAGAAGCTCCTGAGTTTGCTAAAGAACTCACATGGGAGAAGCGAGACATGGCATTCACCTGCCAGACTTATATCTTCGCTAACCAGCTATACACCCTGCATCGATTACAGGGACAGGTTGCCGCCATCGTAACTGACAGTCCGTTGCTTCTCAGCAACATCTATGCATCTCCGAAAGAACCAGAAAGTCTTAGACAGCTGGCTATCGATAAGTTCAACGAGTTCGATAATATTAACTTCTTCATCAACCGAGTGAAGCCATACAATCCGAAGGGTCGCAATCAAACGGAGAAAGAGGCTTGGACTAAGGACGATGAAGTGTATTCCTATCTCTGCAATAACAACATCCCGTTTGGTTCTGTGGATGGAAACGAGAGGGCACCAGAGATTATCTGTAAGCGTGTGAGGAAACTTCTTGCTTCCTCCTAATCTCCTTCCGTTAGTGGATGGAGACATTCTCAGATACGAAATCGGGTATGCCTCAGAGACGGGATGGAGGGCTAAGACACAAAGACAAGAGAGCCCTCCGTTCTCCTACGTGGAGAGTGTCTTGCAACAGCGGCTAGCAGACATATGTTCCGCTCTCAACACTAACCAGACACCGAAGATATATTTTACTGAAGGCCGCACCTTCCGTTACGACATTGCCAAGAAGAAGCCCTATAAAGGATCGCGTGTAGAAAAGAAGCCAGACCACTTCGATAATCTGACTTGCTACATGCGGGACATCTTGGGAGCAGAGGTAGTTACAGGGATAGAGGCAGATGATCGTTTGGCAATTGATCATTACAGCAGTGCTGGGACTACTGTTCTGTGCAGCCGTGACAAAGACCTCAGACAAGTTCCAGGGTGGTTCTACAGCTGGGAACTGGATAGACAGCCGTCCTTTGGTCCGACCAAGATCACAAAAGAGGGCACACTTGCCCTTACACCGGCTAAACCGGAATTAAAGAAGCCAGCCAAGTTAATGGGCACAGGACTGAGTTGGTTCTATGCTCAGGTGCTTATGGGAGATCCGGTAGATAACATTCCCGGATTGCCCCAATGCGGGCCTGTGGCAGCCTTTGAGCTGTTGCAGGGTAGGACACCAGCCGAGCAGCTAGAGACCGTCCTGAGGGCTTATACGGACTACTACGAGGGGTGTATTTCCCCGAATAGTTTCCCGTTTAATCCTGATGCTGAACTTCTAGAACAAGGACGTCTCTGCTGGCTCACTAGGAGACTTAATGAGGATGGGACGCCAGAACTCTGGCAGATAGGGATGGAGGAATAATGTTTAAAGATGTCATAACGCAAGTAGCTGTATGGGTTCTGATTGCAGTAGTATTTTTTGTGGCAGGCGCTTGGATATTCTAATATGAAGTTCAGGATTGTCCCGATCAAACATGACGGTGGTTACAAGTGGGAGCTTCAGAGGTATATCGAACAGTATGCTGGGTGGTATAGAGTTAGCTGTTACACTTGGAAGTGGCAAGCCAAGCGTATGGCTAAACACCTAGCTACCGCTCCTGAAGAGTTCACTGTTGGCTGAGTGGACACAGAGCCGTCTTAACGCATTTATCAAATCGGCACTGAGAGCAGCGTCTAATCGCTACCCTCCCAAGTTTGAATGCAAGAAGAACGCTAGAGTAGAACGAGGCATCTATCTCTGCGCTGGCTATAAGCACAAGGCCCATCGGGTGCCTGCCTCCCTCCCACCTCTACCCGGTAAAAAACGAAGAATAGACAATGCAGTAGTTGACCACATTATTCCTGTAGGTGGCCCAGATGATCCAGGCGGATGGAATGGAGTCATTGAGAGGATGTTCTGCGGAGCAGAGGGACTACAGGTGCTATGCCATGAGTGCCATAGCAGAAAGACAGCAGATGAAAGGGAGCAAAGGAGGCAGAAGTGAAAAAGTTTTTAGCACCAATTGCGTATCTGACATCAATAGTAGGAGTTAACGTTCTATTCGCCAGCTGGCCTGAACTCTCATGGCTTTGGGCTATTATTGTGGGTGGCATTTTCGTTACCCGAGACTACGCTCAGAAAGCTATAGGGCATTGGGTTTTGCCTCTTATGGCACTTGCTGGAATACTGACTTGGTTTATGGCTAGCCCGTTCATTGCCATTGCCTCCATTGCAGCCTTTGCTGTGGCAGAGCTGGTGGACTGGGCAGTGTATTCGTTCACTAAGAAGACGTTTAGCCAACGTGTTCTGTATAGTTCAGCACTTAGCGTTCCGTTAGATAGTGCAGTGTTTTTGTTAGTGGCCGGGTTCTTCTCTTGGCCTGTGTTCCTTGCACAGATCGCCGCCAAGATGGCTGTGGCTTGGTTTATTTGGGCACGCCTCTCTTGCAAGCTAGGTCATGATTTTAGAACGGTCCCTTGTGAAAATCAGGAGCTTATTGGTTGGAGCGTTTGGTGCGGTAGATGTTCTCGTTGCGATAAGAAAACTAGTTATAGAGGTTCATTAGTAGGATAAATGAAAACGTATTTATGTGGTCCGATTAATGGTTGCACCGATGATGAGGCAAAGGGTTGGCGCGAGGTAGCTACAGAACTATTGGGTGGTGAGGTGTATGACCCGATGGTTCGTGACTATCGTGGCCGAGAACTCGAACCCGGCATCGCTGCTGAGATTGTGGAGAATGATAAAGAGGACATCCTCATGTGTGGCTACGTCCTCGTCATGTATGAGAAGCCGTCTGTCGGCACCAGCATGGAAGTGTTTTATGCCTGGGAGCGAGAGATTGAAGTGATTGTAGTGGACAAGAGCGGTAAACCTTTGAGTCCATGGCTTCTGTATCACTCTCATAAGGTTGTTTCTACATTGCAAGAGGCTTGTGACTACATCAATGAACGTAACGCACGAACTAAAGGTAACTAAGCGCTGTCCTGTTAATGGCGCAGAAGATATTTATGATGTTACCATCGAGACAGATGCCCTAGTAAATGTTGAGCGTATTATGGAAATCGTTGATGCCTTGCCGGAGACAATCTTCCAAGAACACTTAACTGAAAGGTTAGCGACTGAACTGGCAAGTGAGGCTGCCGCATATCATCACTTTCGTGTGCAGACAGTAGGTTTTCACTCTGGGATTAAGACCACTTGTGTTGCTTCCTACGGCATGTCGCAGCCACAAGGCTATCCGCTCTAATGATCCACTATCACGGCACTCCCATCACCCCGAGAGGCGTCCTAAAGACCTTGAAGGGTAGAAATTTCTGCGTGAGCTATGCTCGTCCAGAGGATGTGGAATGGGTGCATGAATACGGACAGAGCGTCATGCTAGACAACGGTGCGTTTAGTTTCTGGCGCACTGGTAAGCAAGTGGACTGGGAGGGATACTACAAGTGGGCTGAGCAATGGCTACGCTATCACACCACTTGGGCGGTCATCCCAGACATTATTGATGGGACGGAAGAGCAGAATGATCAGCTGGTTGAGCAATGGCCGTATGGGCAAAAGGGCGCACCAGTTTGGCACATTAACGAAAGCACGGATCGTCTGAAGCACCTGTGCCAACATTTTAATAGGGTGTGTGTTGGCAGCGCTGGCGAATACGCCACAGTGGCAGATAAGAAGTGGCACGCCAGAATGAGTCAAGTTTTTGACGAACTATGTATCGATGGCGTCCCTCCCGTATGGTTGCACATGCTGAGAGGTATGCGAGTGTCTAAATATAACTATCCGTTCGCATCAGCAGACTCCACAGACATTGCTCGCAACCATGCTGCTCCGCAGAACGACGCGGTAAGTATGGCTAATAGATGGGACAGAGTTAATCCTCCCGCCGTGTGGATTGGTAGTTATAAGAGAGTAACAAAGGAAGCGTAAGTGAACAAAGAAGTGCATGTAGAGGACACTACTAACGAAAACTACACAGACCTTATTGCAGTGGAGATGGCCGAGGCTTTCGAGGACAATTCCAAGTGGCACATGGGGGCTGTCTATCTGACACAGGAGGGTATGGACGAACTAGCAGACATCTTTGAAGAAGTGCCTATTCCCTTGCGAGGCATTGTGTTTGGGAAGTTCCTGAACGAACTAGATAATCGGGGAGTGAAGTATGACAAAGAGCAATTTCAGAGGCCGCATTAATGACTTCTCACCTGTTCATCCCCGATCCCCACGCAACCCCGGAGCACAACAATAAGCGCTTTGGCTGGCTGGGAGAGCTAGTTGTAGACCTGAAGCCAGACGTTGTTATCTGTGCTGGCGACTGGGCCGATATGAATGCTCTGTGCTCTTATGACAAAGGCACCAAGGGCTATGAGGGAAGGCGATATAAGCACGATGTAGACGCAGTCATTGATGCTCAGGAACGGTTCTTTGCTCCCATTAAGCGGGCCAAGAAGAAGCTCCCTCGGTTTGTAATGCTAGAGGGAAATCATGAGCATAGAATTGAGCGTGCTATTTCCTTGGATGCTGCTCATCTGGACGGTGTTATTGGTCAGGATGATTTGGCTTACGAGGACTTCGGGTGGGAGTATGTCAGATATGAAGGCTCCACTCCTGGTATCATCGTTATTGATGGCATTGCTTACGCTCACTTTTTCACTTCGGGTGTCATGAACCGTCCGATTAGTGGCAACCATCCTGCCTATCAACTGATCGTAAAGCAGTTCATGTCCTGCACTCAGGGACACGCTCATGTGCTCGACTATTGTATTCGCACTAACGCTGATGGCAGGCATATTCGTGGGCTTGTTGCTGGCTGCTATACTGACCAGCGTCCTGATTATGCGGGTGTTGCTAATGATCTTTGGTGGAGAGGGGTAGTGTTCAAGCAGGGTGTAGATAATGGCGTCTATGAGCCCACCTTCATCGGTTTGGATCAAATCAGGGAGGCATATGCGTGAGTGAAACTAAAATTCCGACTGGGTTTCAGGTCGGCGAGGTAGTGTATTTCTCTACAGGAGGCTACAGCGACTACAGTGTTGATGGTGTGTTCTCGGTCGAGAAAAACTTCGAATTAGACGATGTAGTCAGCACCTATCGTGAGAAATACTGCACCAAGCACGAGTATCCTAGTTACTTCGACAAGACACAAACCGTAGTTACTTGGAAGATTACCAATCATTATTCAGATGATCATGTCAGCTTCATAGCTTGGCTTACTAAGGAGGGCTATATTTCCCCGGTAGACTCCAAAGAAATCCATATTGGCGATTACGGACAGTGTGACCCGTATATCGCAGGATGGTGACATGACGTGCGTAGCATATCGCGATGGTGTGATTGCCGCCGATAGCATGTCTGTGGTCGAAGAAGTTAAGATGGATAACGAAGTGAAGGTGGCTAAGCGTAAAGGCCACCTCTTCGGACTAGCGGGAAATGCCTTGCCGCCTATGGATAAGGCGATTGCATGGTATTTCAATAAGAACAGAGGGCCATTCAAGCCCTACAAGTTCTCCCTGCTAGTCATTACACCTGACAAGAAGGTCTATGACATTGACCAGAACAACGGACAAGTCGCTGTCACTGCGCCTTTCTATGCAGTGGGTAGTGGGGCTATCGGGGCTATATGCGCAATGGAGATTGGTGCCACGGCAGAGCAAGCCGTAGCAGCCTGTATTAAATGGTGCCCAGAAGTGGGTGGGAAGGTAGTGACGAGGAAGCTGTAATGGAGTGGCAATTCTATTGGAAGTCCTGGGGGCTTAGCCGGACAAAGACTTGGGACAATGCTTGGTGTGTTTATTGGAACTATCTAATTATAGGACCGCTACAATTACGATGGGTGTCTTTGCGAAAGAAGAATTGGAATAATGCTTAAAGGACAAATCTATCTCATCGGGTCCCTCCGCAATCCTCTAGTCACTGATCTGGGAAACGCCCTCCGCAAAGAGGGCTTTTCTATATTCGATGATTGGATGGCGGCTGGGCCAGAAGCAGACGACTACTGGCAGAAGTATGAAACAGAAAAGGGCCACACCTATGGTGAAGCCCTGAGGGGAGCAGCTGCTCGGAATGTGTTTGAGTTCGATAAGCGCCATCTGGACGCCTCAGCTGGTGCTGTATTGGTTATGCCTGCTGGCCGCTCAGGTCATCTGGAGCTTGGGTATATGGTTGGCTCTGGAAAGTGGACGGCAATCTACTTTGATAAGACGCCTGAGCGTTATGACGTTATGTATCAGTTTGCCGACAACATTTGTTTTAATTACGATGAGTTGCTAGGAGCACTAAAGAATGCCAAGTGATTATTCTGTCGAGTGTCCTGATTGGATGACTGACGCACTCTATGATGTTGTCGAGGAATTAGAAAAGGCCACTAAGAAATTCGGTTCCTTCAGTAACATGCACGAGGGCTATGCGGTGTTGCTAGAAGAAGTAGATGAACTCTGGGATGAAGTGAAGGGTAACGACAAAGAAAAGGCGCTCAAGGAAGCTGTGCAGGTTGCTGCAATGGCACTTCGGTTTATTATTGACCTTAAGTATAAGGACTAACATGCAGCTTAAAGATATTACCATCACCAGCCTCTCCATCACCAGCAATCAGGATGGCAGCGAGAATCTCTACATCGCTGCTGCCTATGGTGCGCCAGGTGCAGAGGTATTTATCACTAAGACCATCTCCAAGTCTACCATCACTGCACAGACGTTGATGGATGCGCTTGAGAGTATTTCCGAAACAGCAGGAGTGAAGTAGTTGAACGGTTATTATTATCTCGCTAGTCCGTATAGTAAATTTGCTACTGGTATTGAACAGGCTTGGATTGACGTCTGTAAGCAGGCTGCCATTTTGATTGAGGCAGGTATCCCTGTTTATTCCCCTATCGCCCATACTCACCCTATCGCTGTGCATGGCGGGATCGATCCGTATGCACATGCTATCTGGCTTCCAGCTGATCTTCCTTTGATGCAGGGTGCTAAGGGCTTAATCATTTGCATGATGCAAGGGTGGGAAGAAAGTTATGGTATTAGCGAAGAGATTAAGGAGTTCGAGAAGGCTGGTAAGCAAATCATCTTCATGACCCCCGGTATTGTTCCAGAACACATTCTTGCAAAGGCTGCCTAATTGAACATTACTAAAGACACTAATCCAAAAGACGCAGTAGGTATTCGTAAGGCCCCTATGTCCTGTGTCCCTAGTCAGCCTGTGCTAGAGATGGGGTTAGCAATGATGGAGGGTGCCAGGAAGTATGGGAGACATAATTATCGGATTGCTGGTGTTAGGGCAAGTGTTTACTATGATGCTTGTCTTAGACACCTTATGGCGTGGTATGAAGGCGAGGACATTGATCCGGACTCTGGGCTACCGCATCTCGCCAAAGCTATGGCTTGTCTCTGTGTCATTCGTGACAGTGTCATTCGTGACAACTGGGTTGACGATAGGCCACCTTCTATGCGAGCTGGTTGGCAGATAGACCTAAACAAAAAGGCAAGCGATCTGATTGACCGCCTGCCTGTTTCTAAAGAGCCGTATGTTAAAGAGAGTGTTATTCAGGATTTCCGGACTTTGCGGGAGTTGACTGATTGTTCCACAATCGATCCCAAACAGAACCCTCTTCCTCCTGTTTGGACTCCGGAGTATCAGTCTTGGTTGAATTCTCAGGTGACGGAGGAACGTGACGCCTAGTCCATTCCCGACCACCATTCACCTTCCCCTCACAGTCGTTCCCGTAGCGCTTCAATTCTAGCTGGTAGTCCTTCCAAGCTTTATTGGAAGCGCCTACAGGGGGCGGAGAGGGCTCTGTGAGACAGTGCTGGTAGATTTCCGGCTCAGTCACATAGATAGTCTGATGTTCAATGATTACGTCCCGACTTACGCAACCGCTCACCAAGAGCGTCCCAATAAGGGCCAGCGGGATCGTTAGCGCCTTGAACATTGTCCATATCCTTCTTAATCTCGTCTATAGCGGTAGCTCTCTTCTGGGCTTCCGCTATTTCTTTTTCTGTAGCCTTGCGCTCTTCAGCAGCTTGCTTCTCCATCCGTTTGATAGTGGCACTCTGCTTCTTGTTAGTTTCTACAGCAAGGGACAAAGCCTTCTCTACTCGCTTCACTTCAGCAGTGGCTTGAATGGCTTCAGAGCGGTACCAGAGGGCTGTGCCTACAGCACCTAGGAAAGCTACTAGAGCGAGCAGGGCCAGAATGGCTTTTACTTTAAGCCCAAACATAGTTCCATTTCCGCTTGTCGTCTATTGACAAGCCCTCTTAGTTTTTTTCCTTTAGCATAAACCCACTTAGGAAGCTCATGACAAGCATCACGCCATTTACCTTCATTGACAAGCTTAAGAAGTGTAGATCTTTTAAGATTTGTAATTCCGACATTATACGTAAAAGAGATCATTGCCGCCTTTGTATATTCGGGTATCTCAACCTTAACGAGACGACTGACAGCATCAGAAGCAATTCTGAGGTCAGATACCAAGAGTTGATGGCAAGCCTCCGCAGAGAACTCGGTTCCGACAGCCACTACGTCAGGGACCACATGACCGTAGCATACAGTGGGTATACCTACTGGATCAATGTAGACTTTCCGCTCATATCCCTCCCAAGCAGTGACAACACCGAGAGCAAGAACAAGTGCCCCTGCTGCGGCTCTACTCTTTAGTCCCATTCTTCTTACCCTTAAATCTGTCTCGATACTTCAGGTAAACCAGACCAAGCTGTCCCACCAGAAGCACGACAGTGAGGGCTCCGATGATATTATTGAGGGTCAGGTAGTAAGCCAATCCGGCTCCAGTAGTGACACTGGCTTGTGACTCGGGTTGAACAATAACGTCAGAAACTTTATGAAGAAACTCTTTAATCATGCTGAAAGTGTAGTTCCGAGAGTGAGCGTTACAGAAGTGGTGCCGACAACAATATCTCCTGTAGTAGACACCCAATACAGGCGTCTGGCGTTGGTCGTGCCGCGAGCAACCAACACCATAGTTCCTGTTACAACATCCTCATTACCGTCCCAGTCTGGAGCACGCTCCCATGCTCCAGTCCGGACAATGTAAATGCCATTATCTGTAGTGCCGTTCTTATAGAGAACACGGTCACCGTCAGTGCACGCAATACCATCAATAGTCTGCTCACCAGAAAGCGTAAGCGTTCCAGTAGAGGCAGCTAGGACAGGGGCCTTCATACCGAGGAAGGGACTCGCATTGCTTCTATCTTGCCACGTCATTATTCGCCCAACAATTGCTTGCGTTTAAGTTTCATAGCCTGTCGCATAATATCGTCAGGAGTATTCGCATACTGCCACATGATATAGGTGCGGGCCGTTTCTCGCGCCTGATCGATACGGCTTTTAGCTACCTCTGCCCTAACACCCTCAGGAAGTTGACTCCATCCTGGTGCTGAGAAGAGGGTCTTAAGTTGCATATAGACTAGTCGGCCAGCAACACGCCGGTAGTCGTCTTCTTGCTTTCTAGTAAGCTCTACTCCCCTAATCTTTTTATCTACCTTAGCAGGCCATGCATTAAGAGCGTATAGCTCTTTGGCTACCGGATCAGACCTAATAAGATTAGGAAGAAGCTTGCTGTCTCGGGTAATTGCGTTACCGAAGATGTCCCTATAAGGATAAACTTCAGTGCTCTTACCGGGGAGCCTAGTCTTATAGGCTTCCAGAATAGTGCGAGCATCACGGAGATAGGGGTCCTCAGCCCGAGTGTATTGGCCTAGAGCAGCCGGAACCGGACGAGTAGATAAGTTCTCTAAGTAGTTCTGCATGAACCTTTCGGGATTATTAATAAATGCATCAGTAGCATCCGTTAGTCCCTTGAGGAACGTTTTATTGCTGATATTCTGACTAGCCGAATAGGCGATAAGTGTTGCAATCTCAGCACTCTCATCCGCTGTCAGCTTGTCCTGCATATAGGCGAAATCCGCAGAGATACCTAGGAGCGTAGCAATAGGCTCCACACGACCATAGGGAACCCAATAATCTCCTACTTTGATACTATACGGCTGATTACCGCCACCTAACATCCAAGCGGCTCTCTCTGTAGGATCATCAGGACCAGAGCCAGTCATACGACCACTAGCGGCTGCCATATAAGCACCCATAGTGATGGCAGTTCCTAGCACGATCTTGGCATAAGTTTCATCCCTGACAGCCGCACCGTGTTTACCACGAAGCTTGTCATAGATTTCCTTGTGCATGGGAGCGAGAATGGTGCGCTCCAGAGGGAACTTAATCAGGTTGATGGGAGTGCGAATAAACGGAGCAATCCATGCCTTAAGAATAGGGTGGCGCTCTCCTAGACGCTGTAGCTGCTTACCAGTCTTACCAAGCTCCTTAGTGAAGGTGACATAATCAGCCTCAGCACGAGCCGCTTCCATCATCTGCTTAGTCGGATTATTCACCAACTTAGCAACATGGTCGGCAAAGTCCTGACCCTTTAATCCCTTCTTAGAAGCACTACGGTAGGCCAGAGCTTGCAAGTTGGCCCTATAAGCCATTGCCTGAAAGATTTCGTCTTCCATCATCAGGGCTGTGCCGGGCAGCCGAACAGCCGACCCGAAGGGGATAGTCTTGCCCTCCACCTTGATGTCCGGGATGGACTTACGGTTCTCGACAGGAACCTCTATGGTTTTGCCATCTGGCAGCGTCACCTTGCGGAGTCGCTTAGTCTCCAGCTTGGACACCGTAGAAGGGTCCCCAGTCCGGAGGGTGTTTACAGCTGCTTTTAGGCCCTCTGGGAGCCCTTGGATCATCCCGTAGAGCTTTGCCCCGGATTCTCCCATATAGACCCTATCGCCCGCTAATGCGGTTTTAGAGCCCATTGCCGCTCGACCTGCCCCGATAGCCCCAGCCACCCCCGTCTCAGCCACACGCCACAGCTGCGCCACCGTGTTACCGATGATGTTGGCCATATGAGTGGTGGGACCGGAGAGCATGGCGTTGTAGACATACTCAAGGGCCATATCGACAGCCCCCGGCTTGCTTAAGTCATGGACCAGCTTATTAATCTGGCCAGGCTCAGCATTGTCCATCTTGCGGAGGGCTTCCATAATCTCATCGACATTAGCCTTCCCGCCAAGCGTATCGAGCGCCTTAGTCAGCTGATCTAGTTCCTCCATCTCCTGCTTGTGTTTCTTCAGGATGTTGAGGGCACGACCAGCTTCGGTCTTAGCGCCAGTGACAGCTTCGTTATAAAGCGCAGCCTTATGCCACGCCTCTACAGCCGCCATAGTATCTGCATCGGAGCCTGTAGCACGCGCCTTACGGCTAGCTTCAATAAGCTCCTTAGCTCCCTGCTTAAGTAGATTGCGGGCACCCTCTAACTGAGTGCTGTTCCAAGCCTCACCAATGGCGCGCTTAAACAACATCTCCGGAGGAACACCCGCGTCAAGCGCGGCTGCCTCAGTCTCGGCCCATGTCACCTTCCCACGAGTGGCGAGAGGGGCAACACCAGGATTGGCTTGAGAGAGTTCCTCAATGGCCGAGTAAACGTCCTTGAGTTCTTGTATCTTGGCAGTGTCTACAGTGACACCGTCTGCCTTGACAAACTCCGGAGAGATGCCAATGGGTTTGGGAGGAATGGGCTGGGCCGGCGCTTTATCAGAAAAGATGATTTTACGTTCTCCAGCGACTTCACGTAGTTCCTCTAGTTGCTGTTGTGTTTCGTCAGAGTTCTTTTTAAGATTCTCTTCAATTTCTTTATACCTAGGATGATCTTCAGCTACGCCTGGCTTATCCAGCTTGCTTCGAGCCGCTTGCTTTTCAGCGCGTGCTAAAATAGCATCAGCAATATCATCACGTCCATTAGCCCTAGCCCATACGACTGCTGCCTTAGTTTCCACCAGTGTCATGCCTCCACCGAGAACACCAGAAGAAGAAGTGGCGCTGTGCAATGCCTTGACTAGCGGATCGCTAACGGATGCACCAGAGGTTTCAAGAGCATACCGCTCGTCAGCTAATGCATCTAGTTTAGTATTAAGGTCTATTACGTTAGTGCCAGGAGCTTCCGGAACAGCAATAGGGTCGGGGGTCTTAGCTTGCGGCTCCACTACTTCCCGGATAGCCTGTGTAGACTTCTGGGCCTTAGCAGTATTAATACCAGTGCCCATGAAGGCAGGCTCACCCATAGCGACAATGCCGCCGATGTTGATGAACTCTTCTACACTGGCTACAAAGCGCTCCTTGTCATGAGACTTATACTCGGTAGGAACAAGAGTTCCGCCAAAGGTAATACCCGTCTCAGGATCATAGGTTCCGCCAATTTGTTTATAACCAGGCTTAGTCTCATCAATAAGACCCATCTCTACTCCAGCCTGCCCTAGACCGCTAGCAACGCTGCGAGCGGCCGCAGGGAAGAGACGAAAGAAACTATCCACACCAGCAGCGAGAGGACGAATAAGTCCCTCATTAAAGGCACGCTGAGGCTCATAAAGATTAGGTCCGCTCTGCGAGAACAAGCCAACGTCCTTCAGAGCTTTCACACTCTCATCTGACAAACCCAGAGGCTCTGTGCCCCAGCCTTCAGCAGCCCCTTGACCGAAAGCATCTAGAATGCGTCCGACAGAAGTAGAGGACAGGAGTTGCTCTTGCGGAGTCATAGGCACAGCACCGCCCTTACCGCCAACCCATTTGACTGGCAGCTTAGCTGGAGCTTCCTCTTCGACAGGAATAGCTTGACTACGCCAGTTAGCAGTAGTCTCAGGGATTGCTGTTTGACGCCAGTTATCAGTCATTAGGGTTTAGTATATACCTTACCGTTTTCGTCTTTGAACTTAGCCCCCTTAGGGAGCTTGGCGAAATCTTCATCAGTGACAATCACCGGCAACTCATCGCTCTGTGGGACAGCCCTAGCTCCGGGGCCACCAGGTGTAGCCTCATCAGCCTCCATAAATTCGCCCCCGACACTGTCATCCATAACATCCTTGATGACCTGATCGGGAGAACGCTTAAGCTGATTAATTATCTTGCCTACATAATTGGGATTATCCGGGTCTGTCATCTCGTATGCTGACAGGCCCTTCTTTTTACCCTCATCAAAAGCTTTCAGGATATTATTATAAGCCCGAGTAAGAAGCTCTTGGCCCTTAGGGTCCTTCCATCCCAGCATTTCATTCTCTGCTAGAAGCGTTCCCTTAGCGGCATCTAGGACACGCTGAAGCATGTCATTATCGGCCTTACCCTCAGGAGTTCCGTTCTTGATAACTTCTTGGCGCAACTGTTCCCAGTCACTAAACTTCATTTCCCGCTGAAGCGGAATTAGTTCATGCCAATCCGTAATCTTATCTGGATGACCTTCTGGATAGTGGATGCGAGCAAAGGCATTATTCCAAGTAACGTGATTGGTAGTAGGCTCTTTATTAGCCCTAGCTTCCAAAGCATTCGCTAGAGCAAGCTTACTTTGGCCATCTAAGCGACTATCCATAGCAATGGCCTTAGGATCGGCAGAGCCAGTTAGAATAGCCGTAGCGTGTTCCGTAAAAGCTGCTTTATCTAAATCCGCTAGGGCTTGTCTGCGCTCAGCTTCAGCCAAACGCTTCTCTACTTCCTCGGCCTTCTTTGCCTGCTTAATGTCCTGCTCAATCTCAATACGCAGGTCACCGTCAATCATATCCTTGGTCTTGGCATATATCGCCTCTCCAGAGGCAGCATCGGTCAAGAGCGCATGATTGATGCGGGCACGAGCAGCCTTACTAATGGCCTTCTGGGTTTCCGTATTAATCGTCTCTTGCGACCAACCCTGCTCATCGCCTAGAGAGGCTACCTCATAGGCAATCCTATCTACTGCACCTTCCCACTTATTATCATCGCTGAAGTAGGTAGCAGCCTGCTGTTGGGCTTCTTCAATAGACGCCTGAGCGCTGAGGATATTTGCTTCTCTACGCTGAGCAATGGTGTAGCGATCCACTTGCTCCAGTTCACCTTGCAGGCTGGCATTAGAAGAAAGATCAAACGCTTCCTTAACTCGGCTGTTACCAGCCTTACCGAGTAATTGAGAGCGCGCCTTGTTAAGAGCCTCTTCTACACCCTTACGGTTATTAAGAGTATCCTCTCCCGAAGTGGAATAGAACCCTGGCTTATTGGGAGTGCCATCACCGAAGAGAATTTCCCTACGCTTTTTGGACCACTCTACTTCAAGGTTCTTTACGGCACGCTCTTCATCTTTTAGCTGCTCTTCATAGAGCGCATTGGAGGCTGCCTGTAGCCCTCTAGCAATGTCGTCATAACCATCCCCAACCGCTGCTGCACCGCGCCTGGTGAGGCTGATACCGGCAGAAGGATCGAAGGACGCCATACGTCGGGTAGGACGGGGAACAGCACGCTCCCCGAGAGTAGACGGCATACGTGCCATTTAGTTATCCGTAAGCAACTTGACTTGAATATTTACCGAACTTACCGCTACCAGTGTAACTGCGGTTGGTAAGTGTATTACTAGATAGCTCTGTAGTAGCCTCTTCTGGCCAATACTTCTCATAGAAGCTGGCAGACCCTTGCAGGGCATTGCCAACCGCAGAAAGGTAGGAAGCACGCCTGATATTCTTAGCGGCGTATCGCCCGGCAGCATTCGCATATTGCCCTTCAGCCTGACTTGCGGCTGCTTGGGCCTCCATGCCTCGGGCTGCTTCCTCTCCTTCATAGATCGCAGCAGCAGCGTTCCAATCTCCCTCTGCGCGCAATCTACTCAGGATGTTCTGGACAGAACCACCAGTGCCGCCGCCAGAAGCAGCAGCAATCGCCTTGGCACGCGACATAGCCAGCCGTGCCTTACGCTGTTCCTCGATAGCCTGAAGCTGCGAAGTGGCCCGGTTCTGACCGGCCTGCTGCCTCAGCTGCGCAGCTTGGAAATTAGCTACAGTTTGCTGCGCCTTGCCCTCATACCTAGCCTGCGCAGCCTGAGCTTCGCCACCTACTAGGGTGCCTACTGTGCTCACTGCTGTCGCTGCAATAGCTAGTGACTGTGCCATTTATAAACTCTACCTTGAGAATTAGTCATTACGTATTCAAATCCGCACCGCTCTAGGAACTCAGAAGAGGTAGGGATGCTGGGCTCTGCCACTGCTAGGACGGGCTTGTTTATCTCTTTTAGCAGTCTCAAAACCTTTATCGCACCCCTACCTAGTCCTGCTTTCAGGTGGGCATATTCAGGAAGTATCTTCGAGAAGGCTACCACCTGATCGGGATAGTAATATACGCCAGCTACAGCCACGGCTGCCCCGTCACAGATAGCAGCATATGCCCTCATAGTTCTGAGGGGTCCATGACCATATACTGTGCGAATATCTGCTTCTGTAGCTGGACGTATTTCCATTATCCCGTAGTCTCTAGTCCAAATGTCAGGCCCAAGATAGTAGCCGGTTTAGGAGCCGTAGCCTCTAAACAGATGCGACTATCTGTAGACCATTTGGTGTTATATGAAGTAGGTTCGTAATCAAGGGTGGCATGAATGGTGTCAGTGGCCACCGGCTTATTATCGATTATTGTAGGCAGGGCTCGGAGGAAACTATAACTATCTCCAATCCGAAGTCCCTGATGGTGGGTATTGTAGAGAATTAAGCCAATGTTCTCGACACGCTTACGGCGGTTGAGAGCCGTGCCATTAGCAGCCGCATAAGCCAGCTTAGTAGACTTATATCGGGCCGTATAAGGCAAGCCTACGATAGCATTAGACACAGATGAACTGAGTGTGATGCTTCCGCTAGCCACTGTGAAGGTGCCCTTGTAGACGCCATCGGCCCAGCAGACAACCGTTTCTCCTTCCAAGTGATCCAAGCCTGTGAGTGTGGCTGTGGAAACGGAAGTATATTCGACAAAGCTGTCTGCTTGTTTGTTTTTGGTCCCACCTTGGCAATCCTCTTCAATGGCCCAGCGTTCCAAGTAGCGCATATCGACGCCGCCGATGTTACGCTTCACTGTGTAGTAGACAGCATCTTCCGGTGTATCGGGAAGGACACAGACATCTTCAATGTCTCCGTCAGTCTCGATATTCACCCAGCAGATCGTATCTTCTTCTTTCTCAAAGACCAGCATTGCCACAGTGCCATCACCTAGAACGCAATGGATGCGTGTATCGGGACGACGCTGCACAGCGATACGCTCAATACCGCTCTCGGCAATCTCAGGCACCAACCTAGTCAACTCGCTGGCGCTATAGTCGTAAGTATCGAAGTTATAGATCAGCTGGAATAGACGCGTGCCAGTTCTGTCCACGAACGCACCACCGCTATCTACAATGACAGCCCCAACTGCAGCGCTGCCCTGTGTAGAGGCAGGCTTCATGTTGAAGTTATCTGGCGTAAGTGGTTCATCGAAAGATGTAGATCGGCAGCTTCTCTCGCTACCCTGAGCACCCACAATCAATCGCTGAAGCGGCAGGAGCCAATTGATATCATCAACCGGACCCTCACCAATGGTGCGGGAGATAGGGCCACTATCACCCTCTACAGTGTCATCAAAGCTCTCGTATTCATCCGAGACTGACAACACCACTCGGTCATTACCTGCCCATGCTAGGCGGCTTTCATAGATAGCCACCGCAGAAGGATAACCTCTGTAGTCACTCCACATGCCTTCATTCCAGGTTTCAAATGCACTTGTGCCACCCATAGGGGATAACACAATAGCATCGACCGAAGTGGTGCTATTAAACCCGGTAACGCGAGCAATGCCATCAATCGTGCCAGAGGCATATGACAGGCTGACAACAGCAGTTCCGCTGGTGTAGTTACCAGTCTTAATACCGATACGATAGTAGATTACTTGGTTGTCCAGACCATCATTGTAAGTAGCTGTGCCGTTGGCAGTGAATGTGGCTACATCCACCCAAGTGCCTGGCTCAGAGATGGAACGCTGAAGCGTAACTGTGGCAGTCCAAGTGCCGCTCCGGACAATCGTAATATCACGAGTGGTTCCGGTGCCAGTAACCTTAATAGCGCTACTAAATTGATTAGCGCCATTGAAGCTATCTTGCGTAGCTTGTCCGACTGAGGCGATGCGAAACAATGTTCCTATCATCTCCTCTTTGAACAACTCTCGGCTTGCTGTGAGAGTAATGTCCCCTGTTAGCGCCGAAGCAGTTAGGGTAATCTGTGAGGTATTGACATCGCGCCAAGGGCCGTCTGCTGGAAGATAGTCAGCAATGCCCCAAGAATGTTCTCCATAACGCAATACCTTCATCTGCTTGACGCCATTACAGGCCAAGAACAAGACATCACCGGACTGCCAATACCGGATGTTCTCCAAGTCGCTTGTGGTGTATGGTGTTGGCAAAACCATATCCCCAGAACCTTCGACTTGGATAGATGTTACTATACTAGAGTATTTCGTATTGGCCTTTATATCAATGAAAAACAGATTGCTATTAGGCGTAAAGGAGAAGGTATAAGTCCCCTTCTCCAAATTCTTTTGCCCCACCAAATCATCACTATTAAACTCGGTGCCGACTGCAAAAGTGACTATCCCTTGATCTACGACCACTCGAAGAGAATGCTCTACCGTCTTATCCGTATTAAGAACGGAAATAGCCTCCACTCGCCGGGCCTCATTATATCCGGTGCCCACTAGGAACATACCGGTGCCGCCGTCCGCAGTATCAAGGACTTCTATCTTGGTCAGACCAGCCAAATCCCGGCTCATATCTGTATAACCGGTAGCATTGACAGTTCCACTGTCATCAGCCGCATTCTTGTAATACGCCTGCATCGCACTAGATGCAGCGGTCTTTACCGAGAAGCCTTCACCAGTGTTGCTTACAGTATGAAAAGAGACAATGATATCGCTCCCATCGAAGTCAAAGACAATCTCATCCGATGCAAGCGTGTTGCCTCCATTTGTAATTGTGAACCCAGAGGAGCCGCCATTGAATGTGACTTGGGTAGGAGCAGAGGCAAAGTCATAAGCATCACCAGATGATGCTGCCTTTCCGATGTAGCACTTATCGATGATAAAGTTTTGAGAACCACTTGTGGCGGACTTAAAAGTTAGTTTTACCTTGTCGCCCGTTCGCGTGAATAACGAACTATCTATTACATTGCGAACGTTCATACCGCTAGCGCCCGCAGCCACCGGAGAAGCGCCCGTAATCGTCTGGGTAAATGCAGTCTCGAAACTTGCCGGGGCAACGCCGCCATAAGTGCTGCTCGCCCCGCTCCCATCCATGTCGAGCCACTGATAGGCTTGATAGAACGTATGGAATGGACTGGTCGGCCCTGTCGTGAACAGCAGGTTGTTGTTTGGAGAGAATGCTACTCCCTGACAGTCGTCATCAGGAAGTGTTGCTGGATTGGACTGTTTCGTCCAAGTGCCAGAGACATTTCGATAGATGGATATGAATGGCGAGACATCGTGCCCCACGGCCAAGAACTGGTTATCGGAACTGAAAGCACAATCGAACGCACCGCCAGTAGGCAGTGTGGCCGGATCGGTTACCTTGGTGAACGTTGTCCCGGAGATAGAATAAATGGTAATGAAGCGAGACGTGCCGTGAGCAACGGCCATATAGTTGCCGTCCCTGCTGAACGTCACACCGTTGCCGTTGGCGTTCGGTAGCGTGCCAGGGTCACTTAGTTTTGTGAACGTAGTGCCGTTGACTTCATAGATGGTAACAAACGGTGTCGTCGTATGCGCCACGGCCAGAAACCTGCTGTCATACGACCAGCCCACACCATTTCCAGTGCCCGCAGGAAGGGTCGCTGGATTGGAGAGAAGCGTGAAGCTCGTTGATGCTCCGCTACCGCTAATCTGATAGATGCTGACAAATGGACTAACGGCATGTGCCAGGGCAAGGAACTGCCCATCCGGTGAAAATTCCACGCCATTGACGGCATCGCCTGGATTGAGCGCTGGGGTGGTCAGAATGCTGAAGGTGGCGCTCGCCCCTGTGCCACTAATCGACCATGCATCCCAACCAGAAGCGCTATCATTACCAACGACAAGAACATCCCCGGCGGGGGAGAAGGCCACCGAAAGACCATTGGCCGTGGTACTGCCGCCCGTTGGATTTGTAAGTGCGGTAAGAGTGGTTCCGGAAACCGAGTAGCACGTAACCGTGCGGCTGCTGCCGTTGTTGTGGGCAACCGCCAGAATAGTCCCGTCTGGACTGAAAGCCACTTCGTTGCCGATCGCTGGAAATGCAGCAAGATCGGTCTGCTTGTTGAAATTAGTTACGTCGGCGGAGAAGTCACCGCCACGAACAGTCGTGCTAACGCTGTTACGGGATACAATGTCGTCATCAACATAAACCCTCAAGCTCTCATTAGAGAACTCCAACAGCGCCGTATCGTCAGTGGACTTGATGAACTCGACATGATAAGCACGATTGTCGCCAAGGGTAGAGCCAAGATACTTCCACCCAGGACGCAGCATCATAGAACCAAGAACGCGTGGAACAAAATTCGTCTGCTCTTCAGCGGACAATTCCACGCGTTCAATGTCAGTTCTGGAAAGTGCAAGGGGACTGACACGACCGCGATTGAACGCAAGTCGTGCTACATTCTGCTGAGCCATTACAATCCGCTATAATCTCGATTAGAACGCATTCCACGCCAGCCTCGACGGGAACGGTTCCAAGAAGTCTCAGGAGGGAACTTGGTGGGATCGCGCAGGGCGCATTCCGACCTAGCAATAGTTTTAAGTTTCCTTAAATCTTCCTCTAGCCGCTCTTTCTTGGTGTCACTCCCGCTGATACGAGGGAGTGCCCAGAAGCCCAGCTGTGCCTCTACAAACGTGACAAAGCTGCCTGGCCAGAGAGAGTAGTCTGCTCCGTAGCTGGCTCCATTGGAGACGTAGCGAATATAGAGCGTAGACTGATAAGAGTAGATGTAGTCGCCCTCGCTCTGGTATCCCAGATCGGGCTCTGTGAAACTAGGATCAGTGCTAACCTGTGCTATCTTGATAACGTCGCTAGGAAGCGTAAAGCGCTGCCAGCCAGCACCGAGAGGGTCCGTGTATCCGCTATCTGCATCAATCACAATCGTGCGGAAGGCAAACTTCCACAGACCCATCTCAAGCACTTTATCGATAAAGCTGTCATCCCAGATTTCATCCAAGACATAACGCTGCTCTACATCATCCGTCAGAGTGGAGATGCTTCTTTCTTCAGCAAATCGTAGGGCACCTTTATAGAGAGACAGCTTGGTGGTCATATTACTTCGCTAGTGATTTCCGATATTCAAACAGCCAGTCTTCAGCAGCCTTCTGGGTAGCGTGCCCCGAGGACATCACTTCGCCATCTGCCGTGCGAATAACACGATGCTTATGGAAGTTGCCGCCGAAAGTAATCTTGTATTCAGGAGTTCCCTGATTAGTCATGCCATGCTGAGCAGCATTGGCACCAAATTCTTCAAAGCGAAGCAATCCAACCTTAGCCCAGTTAGAACCTGCCTCAAACACGTAGAGTTCGCAGAAGTAGGAGTTATCCTCGCAAGTAACCTCAATGCGATCTTTAGCTTTCAGGTTACGGGCTACATGGGACCAATAGGCGGGGTTCATCAAATCCACTAGGGTGTCACCCACAGCGCTATCAGCATCCCAAACGGTTCGCTTATGTTCGCTATTGCCAAAACGCTTATTTTCAAGCACTCGTGCCAAGTTGTCTCTCCTTGAGGGTTGGCATTGAGAAATAGAAGAAAGAAGGGGAGAGAGGGTTAGTCTCTCCCCTACTTGTACTAGTCGGAGTTGGTCGAGACGCCGATATCGGTGCCGTTAGCAGCATCGATAGTCGTGCTGGAAGTATTCAGCACAGTATGGGCCGACCAAATCTTGTTGCCCGTGTCATAAACGAACAACAGGTCACCATCACGCATACCAAGGTTGTAGCCATCGGTAAAATAACCGGAGGCATCCACAGTGGCCTTGGCATCGGCCGAAGAGTAGACCCACAGATTACGCGGGGCTTCACCCATCAGACCAAGCTCAAGAACCTTACGCGGAGGATTAGTAGTTGCATATGCCATTAGCTATCTTCCTCCCTATTAGCTAATATCCATTGCCGAACCGTCATGGAGCATCTGAGCAACGCCAGAGTTCTGGAGCAGCTTGGAGCCCATGTAGATCGACACGCGAGCGAACGAATAATCGTCCTCGTCGTTGTAACCGAGGACCACGTCCATGCCCGCGCTATTCACAGCGTGGCCAATGGCCGACTTGTGGAACATGTAGCACTTCTCAGAGCTAGTCCCGACGCCAGTCAGCTGGTTAGACACAATCCACTTAACACCGTGCCAATCCCAGTAGCCCGGCTTATCAGCCCAAGCAGGACCGTTCTCATACGGCTGCTTGCTCACATAGTCAGCGGAAGTAAATTCCGTAGTCTCATAGAGGTAGCTCAAGAAGGCAGGGGTAATGACAGCCCAGATATTGCCATCGAAGGGCACGCCATTGTTGCCAAGGCCAGCAATAGCCTTGTTGACCATACGCACCGAAGCGGGAGCCGCAGCGCCAGTAGTCAGAGTAGCCGTGTCCAGCTGGGCGATAATGTCGGCATCGATCTTACGATTGATGACGGCCATCGCGTTCTTCTGCATAATCGCGTTACGGTCACCCTGGGACGCGAAGATGTTGAAACTGGTCACAACCGGCTTGTAGTGCCACTCGGCCAGCGTAGCGCTAGTCTGAGTGAGATTATCGACGCCATTCGGAATCTTGCCGTTGACGCCACGAGTGACGGCAGTAGCCGCATTGCTATCAGCAATGAGGAAGGTAGCCGTATTACCCTTAAGGACAGCCTCAGTAGTCACCGCATCACGGAGGACAGACTGACGCTGCTCAAAACCGGCAATGAACTCCTGCCGATAATGAGTTTGAAACGCGGTAGATGCCACGTTAGTTTCTCCAAAGTTGAGGGGAAACCTTCGCAGTTGGTTGTCTGAATTTAGATTGGCGGGTTGCCTGTGACGGGCCGCTTAGCTAAATGCAGGGCATTTGCTACGGTCTTAATTGATGGGAATTAACTTCCCAGTAGTGTGCCGCCTGCACCAGCAAGCAGCTTAAAGCCTTTAGACAAAGGCTGTTTCTTATTCTTAATCTTGGCTTTGTTGGCAGCGTTCTGAGTAGCCGGGTCCATCATACGATTAGTGGAGTCGCTACCCTGAGCATAACCTGCTCCCACAGAAGGAACATCCCCCATAGGGCCAGAGAACGGATCAAGAGCCCCAGAGATAGGATTAGTGCCATTAGCTATAGCGTCAGCAGCCGAATAGCCACCAGCAATCATGCTACCAACTGGTCCACCGACAAGGCCGCCCATAATGGTGCCGACCTTTGCTAAGTTTTCTAGGGAAGCCTCGTATTGTTTAGTTCGCTTACCCTTGGCACCGGGATACTTATTGTCTAACAGACTAGGGGACATCCCCCCGCCGCGACCTGTGCCACCACCTAGCGCTCGCTCTCTTTCGTTCTGAGCACGAGATGAGCGCTCGCCACCTGTCCTCCCCGGATGGCTACCACTTGGACCTGCCATTAGTTAGTTTTCCTTAAACTTGGATGCCTAATTTCATAGCGGCATCAATCAATCGAGTATGCTCTTCGCGGCGAGACGCATTAGCAGGCGACTGCCACGCATTAATATTCTTCTTCATCTCTGCGAAGTTGGCATCAAGCTGTTGCTTAATAGTGGCCGTCTTGTCGCCACCAGTCTGGCCAGGCATGACCAATGCAGCCGGATTAATCTGAAGAGCCAAGCTGCCCATCCAACGCATGAAGCCCGGATGATTGAAGGCCAGCGAGCCATCGGCCAACTGCATACCTTCCACTAGCTCTTTTACTTCAGGGTCCATACCGTCAAACATCGTCTTAATCGAGTTGACAGTAGAGCGGTAATCCGCACCCCATTCCTTACGCAGAGCATCTTCTGTGGCCTGTCGCAGAGACTTCTGTGCCTCAATCATATCGGCATGGTTCTGCTCTTGAATCTTGTAGTAGACATCCACGACATCGGCCACAATGTCGGGAGAAACATTCTTAGCGTGAAGGCGTTCTGCCAGCATATTCATAGCTGGCTTGTCTTCCTCACCAATCACCAGACCTTCTGGAAGCTTCTCGTAGTAACCTTCAAACTTCTCAGGCACACCCACCTGCTTACGGTATTCAGCAAGCTGCTCAGGTGTAGGATTCTCAGGGAGAGTAGGCGGCAGCTTCATGCTGCTCATCTTCTTCTCAAGCTCTCGATAGGACTTATGAAGAGCCTCGGGAGAAGCGATACGCTGTAGGCGCTCTAGTTCTTTCTGATCCCCATTCGCCATAGCCTGACGCCAATCATCGCGCCAAGTAGGGGTTACAGTAGTATTCGTATTCGTCTGTGTATTACCGGTCGTATTAGTATTCGTCTCGGTAGCACCAGTCGTGTTATTCGTAGTGCCCTGTTCCGGGGTCTGGGTTGACTGAGTGTTATCCTCAGTGCCAGACGTTGCCGTCTGATCGGTCATTACTATTCCTTAGAAATTGTCTGGATTACTATTCAGTAGCTTTACTATCTGAAGTCCGACAAAGCGCTTGCCTTCAGCAAAGGCAGTCTCTCTGTCTCCCTCAGTCCCTCCGGGTCTGAATGACAACCCGTAAGTTTCACATATACGATTAACTATAAGATCGATTATGCGCTTCTGTTGGAAGTCTGTAGCCGCCCCCTGCGCTAAGGCAATGAGGGCGGTTACATCAGCTTTTTCATACTTAGGAGGCGCATACGTTGGAGTAGGCGTAGGCTTCTTCGGCATTAGACAGCAGCATCCATGTTATTAATGGCAGCACCGGCATTGCCGACCTGTTCAGCCACAGCGCCACCTTGACCAATCATCGCAGCAGCCTTCATGACTTCCTGCTCTTCCTGAGCCTTGGCAGCAAGCTCCTCGTAGGTAGCTTCATCACGCAACCACACCGCAGGGGCACCAGCGCCGCGCAGAGCGTCACGTAGGGCCACAGTGGTATCGATCATATATTGAGCACCAGGATCGAGAGCGACAGCTGCATCGATCAACATGCGACTATCCATGAAGGTAGAAGCCAATTGCTGATCACGAGCCTCAATAAGCGGACTCTCAAACTTAAATTGAATTTCACTACCACGTAGGCTTTCAGGAATGTTCTGAATAGGGCCAAACGCATTGACACCCATCAGCAGCTCAAATGTCTGCTCACAGACTGGAGCGTTGTATTCCTGCTCTACAGGCTCAAAGAGAGGGAGAGCCTGACGGATATACTGCTGCACATGATACTTTACTTCTTCAGCCGTAACACGCTCACGGTTGCCCATAGAGGGCATCTGGAGCTTGTTCAGGTAGAAAGCATCGGCAATCATGGCCATCTGCTTCTGCTGAAGCTCTAAGCCCACAGGAAGACCGCGGTAGTCCGAAGGGATGGGCCGCAGAACTTCACCAGTCTTTTCGTCGTAGTCAGCATCAACCCATGTGACACCGCTTGGATAGATGGCTAGGTCACTCCTAATCATCTCCTGCACAGCAATCATCGGAGGGTCTACAGCCTTCTCTCCAGCACGCAAGAGCGTGTAGGTCATTGCCTGAATAAGCCGTGCATCCGGAAGGGCAGCGATGGTAGCAGGGGAATGTGCATACTGACTACCAGACACGGTCTGCCAACGCGGGATGATGTAGTAGCTTGTCAGGCGAGGGGCTTCCTCCATGACATGCTTATTCTTGCAATCAAGCCACAGGGAGATATAGGGGGCAACTCGGCCAGCCCTTACTCCAGCGGCATACTCATAAGCCTCAGCACGAAGAACAATGTGCAGAAACTCGCATAACTCATAAGCTCTATCGCCGTTATTGGCAGTGGCCAGCTTACTGACTTCAGGGTGGACACGGCCTTTGAAATACCTAATGGCATCGGCTGCCTTGCATTTCCATTTACGAGCAACTAGATCAATCTCGCCATTCTCATTCTCGCACCACACGACATCCCTAAGATGCCAGTTGCGATAGAGAAGAGTGTTGGTATTGAAGTTCAACTCAGCACTAAGAACACATTGTCCGAAGGTGGCGTAGTCGTGATCTCCTTGCTTGGTTGCCTTGGTGAACTGCGCAAGCCGGTCATACATGGCCCGCTTCTGTGCTTTGGTGGCAGCCTCTAGGAAACGCCTACCGGCATTGTCAACTAGGCTGTCGTCTTTATTCACCTTAATCGCGAACCAATCCTGACCACTAGGACGCAACATACCGCCAATGCTATCGCCCAACTCGCGTCGTGCAAGAACTGGGTAAGAGGTTGAAAGATGGTCAGCAAACTCTTCTCCGAGAGAACGCGAGAGGGTAAAGTCAGCCCGCTCTGGATAGAAGTTATCAGCGATATTCTGCCACAGGCTGAGCAGCGACCCGCGATTAAACAGGTCATTCACTTTCTTCTCTAGGCTCTTGTGCCTCTCAGTCCAAACCAGAACATCAGCCATTCACTTAACCTAAATAATCTTCATCAGAGATAATAGTTGATGCTCTGCCAGACTTCTTGCGCCTAGCCTCATTCACCATAGCGTTCTTCTTCAGAACTTCAGGATCAGGAATTTCAGCAGGCTTCTCTGGCTCAGGCAGCTTAATCTCGGGGGTCTTTGGCCTACTGCCAAACCCCAGCACCTTCGCTACTTTCTTCATCGTCTGGGCCTAGGACCTTTAGCAATAACTTTAGGAACAAAATGTTTTCTATTCTTCGATGCTTCATGGCTGCCCTCTGTGAGTGCATAAACCACAGCATCTCCCTTGTTAGGGGACCGACCTAAGAGTTCTTTAATCTCATCCTTCGGCTGCAATCTAATCTTGCCATTAGGAGCGTCCCAACACACAGCAGTAAGGTCGGACTTAAGTTCTGTATCTGGAGGGAGCGCAATGATGCTGCCTCCCTCTTGGTTGGGATCAAGCGCCTCACGAAAGCGCCAATACGCTTCAGCCCTCTTATTGAGAAAGGGAAGGCTGCTATTGATTGCTTTGCCGGTTGCGGCATTGTTTCCATTAAACCTAGCGAATGGGATGTTGTTGTCCTTCAGGCGCTCAATGATGGCACCGGCATAGCCGCCGCCAACATCCAGCACTACTGGGGCACCATCCCGACGCACCTGTAATAGCTCCATAGCCATCACCGTGCCGTCTTTAGTGTCCTTACCTTTAAGGCTGATTAGTTCGTTATACCAACCACCGTGCCTACGAGCGATTACAGCAGCGTCGTTACCGCCACCAGCAGGATCAAAGCCAATACTGGTCATGCTGTTCTCGCGCCACCCATCGGGCTTCCAACGGGCTTGAGCAGCGACTACCCAGTCAGTAGGGATAACTTGGTTCGGAGCGTCTGCACGGACTGCCATGAAATTCCCGTCTCGCACAGCACTACGAAGTGGCTCGGGTAGTGCGTCAAGCTTGGCTTCGTAATCGGTCCTCGCGAGATACGGGTTGTCCGAGAGACGGGCAGGTATAAAGGAACGAGACATCGGCCTAGCTGGCTTTTTCTGTCCAGGGAAATACACGGGCTCTGGTCCTGGGACTTCGACATCTTCACCATCAGGGTTAGTTACGAACCAACGGAGTTCTCCGGGCTTTGCCGGATTGGGATGAAGCGGATCGAGCCAAGGTCGGAACATTCCGACGATCCAGTCACCTTCGGCGCTGATAGGAGGATTAGTCCCGAGGATAATTCGACAACGCTGATTAGGTTCTGTAGTTCGCACCCACCCCATAAGAAGTCGGATTTGGGATTGAAGGAAGTGGGTTGCTTCATCGATATACAAGAAATCATGAGCACGGCCCATCCACGCCATTTCATCTCCTGGCGTCTTGGCCGCACCAAATTCAATTAGTCTGCCATCCCTAGTGCGGAGAGTTCCGTGAGCACTCCCATTCCAGCCATCACGACTGCCATAGAAACGCAGGAGTTCTTCCTGCATTGCCGACAGGTCAACACCCTGACGGCGCATAAGTAGGGATCGCTTATGACAACAAAGTGCCAGTCCAATACCTAGAGCGGTCTTACCGCCACCAGCCTGCCCGCCATACAGAAGAACATCAGCCGGATGAAACCAAGCTTCAGTCTGCGGACCAGGATTGGGAATAAACTTGGGAGGGTCCTGAGAAAACTGTTGCGCGATTGCCTGTAATTCTTTTTGATCCAGTTTACTCAGTTTTTCGACAATCGACGCAACAGTATCCATATTACCTATTAAGAGACAGTAGCAGAGAAGGGGGTGGCTTCAGTGCCAGTAGCCGAAATAGCGCCACGAACCGAATACAGGTCGCTAGCCACATCCTGAAGAATGAACCAGTCGCCCTTAAGACCACCAGTCGTGCTGCCATTCAGCGTGATCGTGTCATCCGTGGCCGCAGTGCCAAAGGCTTCAGCAGCGTTCGCAGCCGTATCACCATTCACCAGCACAATGCCCGACATGGTGTCAGTCGCATCAGCCACCTTAATGGTGGTCGTATTGGACGTAACAGTAGTGCCAACGAAGAAGGTGTAGATCGCACCAGTGCCCGTAGCGGCAGGAAGCGTCACGGCAATACCAGCCGCACGGTTCAGAGTAATCGTCTTACCATCGTGCAGGTCGCGAGTGACGGTGAGAGTAGACGCAGTGACGTTGGTAATGTTGTTGTCAGGAGAGCGCACAACAGGCACTCCATCTTTACCAACCAAGTCACCAGTAGAAAGATCAATACCAAAGAAGCGCCCCAACAGGGACTTATACGCGACAGCCATAATATTTCCTTAAATGCTTATTGCTTTTACAACATGTAGACCGACATGCGGCGGAGCCGGTTATCCTTGTGGGAGCGGCTAATCAGATGGACTGGTTGCAGCGGTAGTTAGAGAACCACCGGAAGCGTCCACAAAATTGCCGCCACTACCGGCATTCACCTTGAAGTTCGCAGCAGTCTCACCATCGTCGATGTGCAGGTAAACGAGCGGCTGAGAGCCGGTGGGGATTGATCCCGTTGCACCCAAATCCACTGGCTTGCCCCCGGCGCTCCGGAACTTGGTGTGATCGGTCACATTCACGCCTGCGGTATACCAAAGCTCAGCCAAATCGAAGGGGTTGCTCGCATGGACAATACTCCAGTCGCCTGCGCTCGAAAGCGGAGCGCTGAAGGCAGACCCGGTATCGGAAATTATGTTGATCGTCTCGGAAACACCGTCCAACTTAATTCCGACTATGCGGGCGCCAGGAGCCGCATTCGTATCCCACCACATCAATACGTGATGCCAACCAGACAAGGCCGTAATGTCGGTTGACCCTTTGATCCAGAACTCAGAGCTTCCATCCGTGGAGTATAACGCCACAGTGCCGTCTGCCTCCAAAAGGGCTTGCATCCCAAAATTGTTGGCCTGCAAAAAGATTGGCTGATCGCCGGCTACTGCGGATAGATTTGTCGGCTCAACCCAAAAGCTGATTGTTCCCTGACCGGAGTCCGTGATGCCAGTCAGGTCGCCGCTCCGCGCGAGGGCGTCGGGATCGCCTTCATCAAAGCCGCCACGAAAGGCAACAGCGTCGCACGAGAAAGACGCAGGAGCTTCGCTAACCGTCACCCGCATTAATCCACTAAATCTAATATCAAAAACGCGATCGTAATTGCCCATTCCACCACTATCTGAAAAAGAAGCACGCTTACTCTTCATTTAAACGGCCTTAAGCAGAGCAGCTAGCTTTTCAGCCTTAGCTTCACGCTCTGCAACAGCAGCTTCTCGAACAGCAAGCGCATCAACACGCTCGTCATGTTCCTTACTCAAGCGAGCCTCAATAGACTTTAGCTCAACCATGCGAGCATCAATCTCTCGCTCACGCACCTTTAATCGTGCAGACAATTCTTCTAGGTCGTTACCTCGGGCAAGAAGATCAGCCTGCTGTTGGAGTCGAGTATTCTCCCAAGCCACTACGTTGGCCTTGAAGACTTCACGCTTATTATCAAACTCAGAAACTTCCTTAGCAAAACCCTCTTTGGCGCTATTAAATGCTGCCTCAGTTTCTGCCAGTTGGTTATTAAGTTTATTAAGAGACGCTACTTCATCCCTCACAGAGGCCTGTAGAGCCTCATACTCCTTCCGGACCTGCTCATACCTAGCCCAAAGCTCAGCAGCCTTCTGTGGCTCGCTAATGAGCTTTACGAGGGCAGCTGTATCAAGTGCAGGAACCGAATCAGGGAAACGATGATTAAATGCCATGATGGTTCCTTAAGAGTAGAAGGTGACAGACAACTCGCAAGCTGCCTTGGCAATAACGCTAATCTCACCTACGCCATACAGATAACGAGTAGTGGGATTCACTTCATGGGCATTGTTGGGAGTGGCGTCACCGAAGGCAGCAGCATCAGTCCCGGCCGCCGTGGCGTTATATCGGGCCATAAACGAAGTGGAAGAACCGAAGATGGCATACTTGGCACCAGTAGGCACCGTAATGTATTCAGCCGTATCTGCAGCCAGTGTCTTAGTGACAGTGTAGGTGGTGGGACGAATGACCGGAGCAAAGCTGCCATCCGGCAAAATATGTAGATTATCGACAGTTCCAGCCATTATTCAGTCTTAGGTTTGGAGGTTTCAAAAAGAATGCGACGGGCAATAGATTCAAGATCGATATTGACTAGCGGGGAACCGTCTTTTCCCGTAACTTCATTAGTCACCTTGTCTCCCCACTTGCGACCATTAATGCGGGCCAGATACCATTTAATCGTATCTACTCGGAGACGGGAGCGGTTGATGGCTTCATGATCGATAGAGCCATCTGCCCTACGATCAGCAGAACTATCACCAGCGATATCTAGGATTTCATCGCCAAGAAGCTCAGCCTGGATTTGGCGAGCAAAGTTATACATCTCAGCAAACTCGGGCTTCTTGAACACCCAAGTCGTCACCGTGCGCTTATTGGGCATGCCCGGATCACGGCAAATCTTGGCTAGGCTTTCACCCTCAGCAATACGCAGGCAGATAGCCTCGCCAAGCTCAGGCGAGTATTCGACCATTGAGAAACTTTCAGTAATGCGGCGAAGCCGCCGAGTTGGGATAAATTGGACTGGGGAGAATAAATTGGACTACGCTAAGTGCTTGACACTGCAGGAGAGGGAAATTCCGCCCCTGGGCACCTTACTACCCAGTAACGTATTGAACCACCGACACTTTTTAGGCGTTGGACTTTTTTAAGGAGAGCAGTTGGACTATCTTACTGCTTCCCGATTGTGCAAGCTTGCTACGGTTCGCCTTTCGGGTGTAGACTCCAGCTTGCTTAGGAGAGGCCCAGCCGAACAGAGACATAAGCTCTTGCTCGGTGCAGCCAGCCTCAGCTGCCTCGCAAGCAGCCGCCTTTCGCAACCCGTGGCAGGAACAATGCGGAAGCCCAGCCTCTACACATCGATCCTTGAACCAATTGCCAAAGCCGTTAGACGTGAACGGCTCATTGAACGCAGTGACAAGATAAATCATCTCCCCGGTAGGGCACTTATCGATAGCTTCCTGAAGGGGTGGGATGATTGGAACGAAGCGCTCAGTTCTGGTGCGCTTCTTGCCTCGGCCCTTCCAAGCAACGTAGTGGAAAGCGCCATCCTTCACCATCTGCCGCCCAAGTCGGACAACATCAGAACGCCTGCCGCCCCCATACATCAGGAGCATTAACGCGAGATATGGCTTGGTGCCGAGAGGGTGGCGTTGTATGAACAACGCTATTTCTTCTGGCGTCCACGTATGGAACCCATCGGGGTTATCGGCACTAAGGTAGGCTACTTCAGCAGCGGGGTTAGTCGAAACATGCTTAGCTTCCTTCCCCCATTTAAACACCTGCCGCAAAGCCTTCACTACAGAGTTACCAGCTTCAGCGCCGCCATGAGACCACTTGTCCCGAATAGCCATCACCCAGCCGGAGTCAATACTCTTAAACGGCTTGGAGCCATGCGTCTGACAGAGCCGATCTAGTATCTTCTTTCGGACTGTCTGGGTCTGCTTAGAGAGCTCTCTCGTGAACGCAGCACTATCCATGTAGGCTAGGCAGAGCCACCTCAGGGTCCCTTCGGTTTCTTCCTGCCGGGGCTGGGGATGGGCTGCTGCCTTAGCCATCGACAACTCTTCAAAGAATGAAGGGTGGTCGGGGGAGGGGAGCTTTATCTTCTTGCAGCCGGGAGCACGATAATACCAGCGGACGACTCCGTAACGATCCACGTCTTTAATGACGTATTTGACCTTCAGGTCCATACCGCTAATCGTCCCCAAACCGCGAATCCCTTCCTATACACTGTTCGTTAATACTTGTCAAACGCAAGGGCACCGGAGCGGAGATATTGAACTCCAGCCCCTTGCTCTCATCGTGGCCCGCTATCTCCCTCGGGCCTCTAGAACTGAAGGGAGCACTTCTATCCCGCATTACTCCCGCTGCGGACGCCCCAGAAGCGCTAACGGGGATAATAGCGCTTACCATGAGGCATTTGCGTCATAAGACGCCTTGTTATTTATCCAGAAGACCGCCAGCACCGAAGAGCTTCCCCCAGCCCTGCACCAGCAGACGATAGGGCCATTCCCATTCCATAGGAGCCGCCCCAGAAGTAACTAGCTTGGGCCAAGCCGCCTTAGCGACATAGACAACGCCAAGCATAAGAAGAAAACCAACCATCTATCTAACCCACTCTTGCTTATCGCCGCATTCATCGCACTGGAGGTATCCCTCCCAATCGCAATAAATGCTGTTTTCCTGATATCGACCTTTGCAGCCCGGCTTAAAACACTTATAACCTCTGTCGCATTTTCGTTTAGGGGCAGACTTATTCCTCACCATTAAACCCTAATACATCCAACTTAGCCTGCTCTAGAAACCAGAGCATCTTATATCGATCACCTGTGGAGGACGCTAAGAACGCACCCCCATCCTCTCTAACCCCGATAAGAACGATAGTATCAAGCTTTTCGTTCTGAATGATGGCAGAGAGTATATCGTTTACAGGGACATCTTCGATAATACCGACCTTAGGAAACTCAATAACGTTATCTTCGGTCATTAGATGCCTCATCTAGTTGACGGATGATATCGGCATCCATCTCTCTACCCCAGCGCTCTAGCTTTTCCTTGTGAGCTTCAAAGAGCTTCTGTCGATATATCTTCTCGAAATCTAACTGAGCATTCTCTTGGAGTATCCGCTCTAGTAGCTTCTCATTACCAGTAACGAAGACAGTATAAGCCATAATATCCTTAGAGACTCCCCCCTCCCCCATAGAAAGCTTCTAGAAGCGCTCTATAGTGTTCCGATATATCTTCTATCTATCTGCTAACAAAGAACAGAAGAAACCCCCAAAAAGGGGAAAAGAAGAAAGAAACTGTTTACATATAGATTAAGACTAAAAGTAGGTGGTTTGTGACAAAGAATTTTAAATAATTTTAAATTATTTTTAATTCCGAATACCATTAGTGTTATTTATCAATTACTTAGAAGAGTCCAACTTTAGTAGAAATTTTTAGAAAAAGTCTGTAGAGCTAGCAATAACGCATGGAGCGCTATTTGTCCCCCCCGTAGTCCTCCTGTAGCGCGCTAGGTAGTCGCCTGGCAGTTTTCCATAATGCATATTATGCGTCCGGGAATAGCGTTTGATTTCAATATGTTAGCACACACCTAGTCCTATTAGCATTCTCTAGCGTTATCAATGACTTACTAGGTGCTACTAGAGTGCTACTTAGTCTGCTCGCGCGTATGCATGTAGGGAGGAGTAGGGGGCTATTTAGTCGCTACTCCTCTGGTAACACTCTGGTAGCTCTCTGAAGCCTTCCGAGCATCATCTAGGCAGGTATGAGCGTAAATAGGGCTTGACATGTCCTAACTAGCTCAGGCAATAATGCAGCGTTTAACGAAACTGATACGCTCTAACCCAGGAAGGAAAACTGCCAAATGACTACCTACGCTAACCTAGCAGCTGCCCACAGTGTGCTTCATAGCGCCATGATGGACCTTACCAATCACATCAAGGCAGAGACCAATCCAGAGGCTATCGCGGTCCTGTCAGCGGCACATACGGCACTCTATAAGGCTTCCGGGCGCGTGTTCGATACAGCTAGCAGAAGGAATAGAACTATGACTAAGGATCAAATCGAGCGGACGGTAGAACGCAGAATGAACGCTTTAGACTATCAGCTGATAACCAAGAACACTCTGACACAGGCTCAATACGATATTGAGGTAAAGAAACTGAATGACTGGGCAGAATTGCAGTATGCCAAGCTGAACAAGCCCGCCAAGCGCTATCAGGTAGAAAATACGACTAGTGTTTTCGATTTCTCCAACCACTATTCAGTGATAGACACTTGGACTAAACAGTGTAAAGGCGACTACGCTACCGAGTCACAGGCCCAAGCTAGAGCCCGCACTCTCAATAGCAGGAACGGAGGGAAATAGACATGGTATGGAAAACACTCCGCTATGACGCCATAGAGGCTTTCAAGCATTCATGGCCTTGTCATGGCCTACCGGATAACTTGCACTCCCTATCATGCGACTTTGCCAGCAATGGTGATTTAGTCGATATAGAGGCATATGACAGTGACGGTAGACTGCTAGACACTCACGACTTTGACGGACCAGCCCTGTTAGCTCTTACCCAAGACTGTCAGGCTAGTGGCGATACATCCGACTAGCACTCTCCCAACACCCGCCAGCAAGCCCCTTAGAGCGCTCTGAGGGGCTTTCTTATTGCCCTTAGCGAGCGTAGCTAGCGCTTTCGGTCTAGTCCAAACGCAGTACAACCCGTACGTGTACAGCTGCCCTGTGTGACTCGCAGAAAGAGTCAACCTGTTCTTAAGCAATACTGCCTATACCTGTGGATAGGTGACAGCACGTCACAGCAGATAGGCCGGAAGATATAGGTAAGAGTTGCCTAGTAATAGCGTGACACTAAGTCACGACTAAGACTATGACTTATCTAGACTAATTTAGTCGTGACATGTCGTAACAGAATGTGGATAAGTCAATTGACAGGGAGACTGAATAGGAGTAATGGTTAACCTGTGACATGGCAGTGTCACATAGAGGCTAGAGCCTCACAGGGTGGCGGGTTCCCATAACTCGCAAAAAGACGGGGACCAAAGGACTGGCAGGTCCGATGATCCCCTAGCCAAGCAACCGGGACACTTTTGGGAAAGCTTCCGTCACAAGGCTGGCAAGGGTCTAAACCTTTTCAGTCTAAAAGACAAGAGGGAATCAGGCTCAGTCATGCGGGAATAATCGCCCGTAATGCTGAAGCCTGTTTTCATTCATAAGGGGCAAACAATAGCGTCCTAGTTCTTGGCCTGTATGAAAGGCTAAGGCTATGACTATCCGTTCCTCTGAGACCTTTAGGTCTTCTCTGTCTTGCATGTTCACAGTGCAAGGCTTCAATTACGATTGGATTGAGGCTAACAACCATCCTAGCCATACGTTCCCTAGGCTTGAACTACCTTCAAGCGGCTTTGAAAGTCTTCCTAGGAGCTATCAAGAGGCTTTGAAGCAAGAAGCCTATAAGGCGCTAGCGGCTAAAATGGCCACTAGTGCAGCTGAGATTGCCATTATGGCAAAGCAGCACAGGCTCGCATTGTCGGCTGAAGCTACCTTTGTGCGAGACACTGCGAACAGGCCCGACACTATCCCCAGCAACATGGAAGCAATGCGGGTTAGTCACTGGATTGAACCCAAGCGGGTGTTCATTCCGTTGCCTGCTAAGGCCGATGCTTCTCTGAAAGAGCTAGTCAAGGCTAACAGCAAGCCTGACGGGTTCATGATGGACCTACCCGGCACTCCACAAGGCAAGGTGCTGGGCACTCTCAGCACAGAGGCTTGGCGCAAGGGGGAGGTGAATAGGATTGCTATTCACAACCCTGAGCCTCTACCGCCCTATCAGGTTCCCCAGCGTCCTATGACGGCCAGCGAACAGCAGGTTGCGGAATGGCTGGCACAGCCGGGACGCACTGTCACAACGTCTAAGCAGTCCAGCCGCCTTGCCAAGCTTATGGCGAAATTCTGGGAGCATGGGGACGGGAAGGACGGATTACAGCCTGTCATGGCGTCTAATGCGGCGCACAGGGCATTGGGCCGGATTGCCAAGGCGGAACGCTATAACGCTACTCCGCTTGCCGTTGCGGCACAGTAGGGGGAGGGGCAAGCTATGAAACGGATTGCCCTAACCCTGTTCTGTGGTGTCGTTCTATGGGGAGGTATTTGCCTAGGATGGTATCTGGCCTTTGGGGGGACACTATGACCGTCCTACAGGCTGACATATCGCTCTATTGGAAGTGTTCCAACGTCCTGAGGGGACACAGCTACACAGTAGCTCCCACGGTTGCTACTGACTTGCTGGACACTATCGCCAGAAACAACCCTAACACCCGCCTTGCCAAGCTTTCCCTGAGCAATGGCGAAAGCATGTGGAAGGAAGGGCAGGACGCTAAGGTTATCTCTATCGCCTAGCGACTAAGCTTGACTAACGGGGACTAGCGGGTTTATAGCCTGCTAGTCCCTTTTCTATGGAGGTAGCTAATGGCTAGCAAATTCCAACACAGACACTGTAAAGCGATTGCCGAAATTCTCATGAATAATACGCCACTAGCTCAAGACGGCGAAACAGCTATGCGGCAATGGGCGTATACTGTGTAGGGAAATGGCGGGAATGTTCTTGAGGGATAATCCGCGGTTTAATCGTGATAGGTTCATAGCGGCTTGCAATGGTGACTATCAGAACGGCAGGGACAAGCCACGCTAGCGCCCCCTATCCCTTTCCTCCCTAACCCCCAAAGCCCCTTAGAGCGTTTCTGAGGGGCTTTTTCTTTTCCCCTAGTCCAATACGTCCAAATAGCTCAAAAGCCGCTGGCGGGCTTCTATTGCGGATTGGCAGCTATTCCGACTTAGCAGCCTAGAGCTAGTCACAGCTGAAAACCTAGAATTATTCTAATTCTAAGTAAGAGGTTCTTACATTAACAGCTTGAACTATTCCAATAACCTGGCTAATCCATTGATATTACGTAGTTATTTTACTCTGGCTAATCGCAGTTAGTTTTGAGATACTAGTGACTGTTCGGAAGGCGGGTAGCAGAGAGTAAGGGGCTAGCCTTCCAGCCCTTCCTACCGTTTATCGGAGGTGACAGAGATGAAACTTGGCAAGCGCGAACGTCAAGCTAGGCGCGAATTAATGCGTGCTAGTGAGGCAATCCGGGCGCGTATTGCTAGGGCAGAAAACCCTGGCATTGACGCGGCGGCATGTTCTGGGCGCGTATCTAGTCCGCTGGCCGCTTTGTGGCCTAGCCAATCGGCAAAGCCTAGAGTTCCAGCCGGATGGACTACTGAGCAGGCTAGAAAAGCCGCTCATTTGGGCGGCAAGGTTTACGCCTAGGCCCATTGCCCCATTGCGGCAATGTGAGACTTAGCTGTTAGTGCGGGATTAGTGGCAGATTTTCCCGCACTAGCAGATACGTCTATCGTATCCCTTTAGATTTGTCCCGTGGCAGCGGGCATAGATACCTGTGTTTTGGGCGGATAGCTCATTACATGGCCTATTGGGTGTCGCTGTAATAAATACAGGCAGGCAGCCTGTATAATCCGGGGGAGGCTGATTAACGACGGCTAGGCTTATTGCTTAGGAAGAATTGTTAATCCCCTCTAAATGGTAGGTCGGGTGAGTTGTCTTACAAACAACTCTAGCCGAGAAACCCACGCAAACCAGCAACCGCCTTTAGTGGCGCGTAGCTGAGGGTTGGACCGGCTCATAGCTAGGGCCTTGATTGGTTCCTAGCTGAATATGCCACTAATACCTCTGGCTATGGTTGCCTAGTAGCGGCAAACTAATTGACACATATTTTCCCTAGGTTTTGACTAGTGGCGCGGAAAGGATGCGCCATGCTCAGTCCAGATAAACTGCGAATTTACCGCAGTCACGGTGAACACTACCAGGCTTTGCAGCAAGAGTTGGCCAAAGCCAAGGCTCACATCATGGAATCCGAAATCGAAGCTGGGTTGCAAGTTGTAACTCAGACTGCACGGGGTTATCTCAAGCGTACAACAATCGCCTTGATTGGCCGTATGGCTATCAGGGACTACAGCCGATAAACTTTCAATGGCGCCACTAATCTAAACCTAGGGAACAGCAAGCTAATTGCAATCTGCTAGCCCTTCTCACAGCTAGAAGGAATAGCAGAAATGGAACGTGCGATTTTTGACAAAAAGCGGGAATCTTTCCGCAAGTCCATCACTCGGACCAAGGATATGGCCATTGAGTTGGCCGTGGCCGCTCTTGCGCAGTTTAAGGCGCATGGCGACCTGTCCTATGTCCAAGACTTCTATGGCGACCTGCGTGGTGCGGGCAAGAACGTGATTCGTTCGGCTCCGTTCCTCGCCTGGCTCACCACCTTTGCTCCGGTGGAGTTGAAGGAGAACAAGTTCGTGAAGGATCACGACTTGGCCGCCAAGCTCAAGTGGGACGAGAAGGACGCCGAAGGCAACTATCCGGCGCGTGAGGCGTTGTTCGCCAAGGCGCAGGAGAAGTCGTTCTTCGATTTCGCCCCTGAGCAGGTGGCGCAGAACTTCAAGGCCGGTGATTTGGTCGAAGCGGTCGAGAAGCTCATCAAGCGTTACGAGAACAGCAAGCATTTCGTGGCTGCCGATGAGGAAGCCAAGAACACGCTTGTTCGGCTGAAGGACGTGGCCAAGACGCTGCGTGCTCCGGCTGCCAACAGCAATGGCTCCCTGCCGATTGAGCAGGCTGCCTAGTTACCCTCACCAGGCATCTTAGGGTCGCGCCCTGAGCGACGAGTGAAATCGTGACAAGACGGGAGAGACCGTCACATCCATTGCACCCGAAAGGGGACTGGGCTATCCGGCCCCTAATTGGGCTAGCAGATTGCACTTGGCTTGTAGATGATGGCTTTCTCATTAAGGGCTGCTAAACAGCCTTATAAGCCAAGACCCTGATAGGAAATAGAACATGGGCAGCTACCGGCCCGTCAAGGCGACTGTAACGGGTAGCACGGCCTAGCTGTAATGGAGCAGCTTATGCGAAGTAACTAATCCCTGATTTGTTATAGCTCAGATAGTTGTAAATTGAATCGCTGCTTTTGTTTGTGAGGCACCCGAGAGGAAACTTTGGACACTCTCGGGTGTTCTCTTGGTCATTCTCGCCAACACAGCTGGTAGCGTTTGCGTAACTCCACAAACGCAAGTAACACAGATAGGGACTATAGCCGTTTCCAGTGGAAACCGATTCTGGGTAATAGCCCAAATGCTAGCTTCTGTGGCTGTGTTGGCGTGAGTGACTAGCTATGCAACGGCAGTGAACCCGTTTGAGTCGGAAGCTGACCTAGATAGAAAGCGCTCTAGTCACTCTTCCTGTTAGGGAACGAATGCCGATGGGACTACATGGCAAAAGAAGTCTCATCACCCTTAGTCGTTCCCTAGCTTTTGTGCCCGATGGTCCCACACCCAGAGTGTGACGAATGGACTGCTTTTATGTAAAGCTAGGCGATCTAGAGCGCACCTAGCCATCGGGCTCTTATTATGCGCAGGTGCCAGTGAGGCTGGCTTAAATCCAGATGACGCCGATGGAGCCTGCGAGGATGACAACACAGGGTATTTACTCCTGCACACTTGGCTAGCGCGCCTCGTGTTCAACTGGTAATACGTCGTGGTATCCAGAAAAGCCGGTTATACTCGTGCCGGATACGTTAGGTGTGCAGGCGTAAGCATCCACTAGGGTGGCTGAGCGGGAAATGCCATCTAAATCATGCCTATTAACAACCGGCATAGCCCTAGTGTCGCGGTGCCCTCCGAGCCAAATGGGGTTGAGGGTTAAATGACTGATCTGATTCGCTAGTCAGCCGCAAGTCTTTGGGATGTAGCTCAGCAGGTAGAGCAGCAGACTGTTACTCTGTAGGTCCTAGGTTCGAGCCCTAGCTTCCCAGCCAAATAAAAAGGGGCACCTGTTAGGGCACCCCTCTTGTTAGCTGTTCCTCAGAATGACGCCAGAGGATTTAATGGGAGCAGGCGTATGCCTGTAGAAAAGGTGATAAAACTCCCAGCAGCTATTCCACCACTGCCACCACCATGTCATTGGTGACAGCAAGCTCCCCGATCTTCATGGGCTTGCCCTGAGGTTTTCCCTCATTGTCCATGATGATGAGACGCTTGCCCGTCAGAGCCTCGTAGGAGCCCGTAGGGACCTTCTTCTCCGGGAAAGGCTGGATAGCCATTGCTTGGTCCGCAAGCACCAGACGGCCACCAAAACCGCGTCCCGGCACCACTACGCCGCTCTTGAGGGCGGTCTTCTTAATCAGGTCCCATTCCTTGTCCTTCACCCCGAGAGCCTGCTTCAGATCGGGGTTGTTGGCCGAGCCTCCGAGTTCCTTCAGCTTGGCAACCAAGTTCTCAACAGTAGCCATTATTCACCTCCTATGTGTTGGCTTACAGGTTGCCATATAGGCTAGTCGGGAGTCCCTGTCAACTAGGAGTTTTAAAGATGTTGTATTGGGCTTTGCTTTTCTTAGTTATTGCCATTGTTTCAGGTATCTTTGGATTTGGGGGTATCTCTGTGACTGTCGCTAATATCGCCCAAATTATGTTTTTTGTTTTCTTGGTCTTATTCATTGTCAGTCTGTTCTTCGGCTGGCGTGCAGGCAATTTGGATTAAAATTATGACCAAATCTATTTCCATCCTCTCCCGTGCTGAACTTGCCACCCGTGCGGCTAAGTATGCCGATTCAGTTAAGTGGAGAGGTGGCCCTAATTTCATCTTCTGTTCCCGCTTTGGCTCCAAGAAGAGCAATAGCGGTGGTGGAGGTAGGGGACGTGCCCATTATTCCTGTGGCACCCCTAGGGCCTACATAGGGGACATCCGTAAGGAACTCCATGCCAGCTGGGTAGCTAGGTCTGGGAGGCACTGATGTTTGTCGTGTGGTTCATAGAGCAAAACAGTTGGCTGAAGTATAGAGAATACTCCAAACTAGATAACGCTTTAGATGCTGCGAAATTGGACGCACTCTATGGCACGTCAGATCGAGTCATTGTTACTAATTCTAAAACTACGCCTCCAGATTTTCTTAACGCTGGCGAGTTGTTGGTTAAGTTCTGTGCAGAGGAGATGAGAGATGCTGCGAGACAACAAAGGGAA